AACCACGACCCGATGGACTGCTGCGACGACGACCCGAGGAAGGTCTGGGTGGTCGTCGGCGGCTGGTCGTACCGCAGGGCCGTGCTCACCCACGCCGAGCCCTTCCTGGAGGCGGCCGGAACCGGCGACGTGTCCTCCCTGGAGGGTATGACCTTCATGGCCAGGCTCGACCTGGAGAATGCGCCACCGTTCGAGCACGAGAGCGGCGAGCGCCTGGAGTGGCCCGAGCTGAAGGTGGCTCCCCCGATGGAGGAGTTGTACCAGGCCCTCGGCATCGAGGTCCCGTAAGACGGCGTGACGCCCACTGCATCCCGGCAGGGGTGACGTCATGTCGAGCAAGGAGAAACACAGTGAGGAAGCTGCTCACGACGCTGGGAACGGGCGTCGCCGCACTGGGCATGGTGATCGGACTCAACGCCGGTACCGCCTACGCGGCGGCCGACGGACCGACCCTGTGCATCCAGGGAGCCTGCGTGTGGTTCAAGCACAACGGCGACCGGATCTACGTGCAGGACTCCAAGGCCGACGGGCACTCGGCGGTCGCGCAGGTGTGCGCCCCGTCGTCGTGCTCGATCGTGGCGAACTACCTCTGGAACAAGCAGGGGGCCGGAACCACGCTGAGCTACGGATACGGCACGGCGATCCCCGAGGGAACCTCGGTCTACTACCGGCCCTGCATCGGTGAGGGTGGCCCCGAGGACATCATCACCTGCAACTCCGGATGGACCCACGGAACCGCCTGACCGCAGCATCCGGGGCCCCGCTTCGGCGGGGCCCCTCCCGGATGAGGAGAGGAAGAAGAGATGGGCAAGCCCCTGTTGCTGCTCGACGTGGACGGTCCGCTGAACCCCTACGCGGAGAAGCCGCACCGCCGCCCCGAGGGTTACAGCACCTACCGGATGGACCCTGTCGACCAGCACGGCATCAAGTGGACCACCACCTACCGCAAGCCGCTGAGGGTCTGGTTGAAGCCCTCCCACGGCCCCGACCTGCTGGCCCTGGCCGACCGTTTCACGCTGGTGTGGGCCACCACCTGGGGACCCGAGGCGAACCGGCTGATCGGACCCGAACTCGGCCTTCCCGAGCTGGAGTACGTGGACTTCTGGGCCAAGGAAAAGGACCCCGGCCGCCCCGAACGGACCAACGGCGTCTACTGGAAGACCCCGCTGCTCGTGGAGTACGCGGCCGGGCGCCCGTTCGCGTGGGTGGATGACGAGATCGCCGACCGCGACCCGGAGTACGTCGCCACGTATCACCACGGCGGCGCCCTCCTGCACCACGTCAGCCCTCGCCTGGGGCTGCTCGAACACGACTTCGCCACGCTCGCTGCGTGGGCCGACAGCCTGAAGGAGAAGAAGAGTGAAGCGTGAGCAGGACGTTCCGGTGCGCGGATGCTGCGACCGGACCGAAGAGCTGGCGGAGCGGGCGCATGAGAACGGGGAGATCTTCTACCTGACCCGCGACGGGCACCCGCTGGCCGCCGTCGTGCCGGTCGGCATGAAGGCTACGGCCATTCCCGGGGCGCTCGACGCGGCGTACGACGCCGCCTTCCCCGGGCTCCCGGGTGACATGACCGAGGGCGAGGCCCGGAGGCGCCTGACGGCGGCCCTGAACGCCGCGTACATGCACTATGCCGACGGGATGGAGAAGTCCGAGCAGTACGGCGCCCAGCGGGCGATGTCAGAGGCGTGGCGTAAGTTCGAACTGAACGAGGAGGAGCCCGACAGCCCGGCGGCCGACTCGCTTGCCCGGCACATCGCCGACCATCCGGTCAGCGTGATCCAGGCGGCGATGAGGATCCTGGGCTGGAAGCTCAACCTCGAAATCGTCGATCCCGAAGAAGACGCTTCTTCGTAGATCAGCGATTCTTCAGAGCAGGGACTTGCGAAAACCTCGCAGATTCCTGGTAGAGTAGTACTCACAAGCCCCGGAGGCGGGGCTTCGGAAGGGGAAAGAAACGTGCCGAGCATCACCGACGCGAAGAACCTGTACCTCAACGTCCGGACCAACACGGTTGTGACCGTCCTGTCGAGGGACACCCGCCGGGCCTCGATCGCCACCGTCAACGGCGACAGCACCGGCCGCAGCCGCTCCGTCCGGGCCGCCGCCTTCCACGAGGACTACCTGGCCCACGACGGCCAGCCCCACACCTCCGGCTACGTGCCGCTGGCGGCCCTGCCGGAGGGCCACCCCCACGCCGTGAAGGCGCCGAAGACGGACTGGAGCAGCATGCACCCCGACGACATCGACACCCTGAGCGACGACGCGCTCGCGGCCTTCATTCTGGAGCAGGAGCGCATCAAGAAGGACGCGGCCGACCTCGTCGACCGGGCCAAGGCGGTCGCCAAGCACCGCCGTGGCGGCAACCTCGGCATCGACATCCAGGGCGACGTGGCCCTGGTGTACACCTCCGGCTCGAAGTTCGACGCGCCGACCGCCAAGCGGAACCTGTCGGCCGAGGACTACAAGCGGATCCTCCTGCCGAAGCCCGACGCCACGATGGCGCGCAAGCTCTTCGAGCACGAGCCCGAGAAGCTGGCGGCCTGCCTGAAGGACAACGGCCCGACCCTCACGGTGCGCAAGGCCACCGACGAGGACCGTGCCAAGTACCTGGCCTCCCGGCCGTCCGGCGACGACGGCGAGGACTTCAGCTTCGACGGCTGAGCCGAGCGCGCGAAACGGGCCGCTGCCGTCCCCTGAGCGGCGGCCCGTTTCCGTGTCAGGATACGGCCATGAACGACATCGCCGTCCTGATCCCCTACGGGAACGAAACCGTCTGGCGCAAGAAGGCCCTGGACCACGTGAAGAAGTGGTACGAGCAGGAGCTGGAAAGCGTCAGGGTGGAGATCGGAGAATATTCCGATCCGTGGTGCAAGGCGAAGGCCGTGGCCGCCGCGCTGGCTTCCTGCGAGGAGCCGATCGTGATCATTGCGGATGCCGACTGCGTGACGCCCGGCATCAAGGGCGCGGTGCGCGCCGTGCAGCAGGGGGCACCCTGGGCCATGCCCCACCTGAAGGTCTACCGGATGGGGCAGGCGGCCTCCCAGAAGATCTTCGAGGGGATCAACCCGGGTGCACTCACCGGCCAGATGCGGTGGCTCGACCAGAGCCCCTACAAGGGCTACGAGGGCGGCGGCATCACGGTGCTGCGGCGCGAGGTCTATCTGAACTGCCCGCTCGACCCCGGCTTCGTCGGGTGGGGGCAGGAGGACGAGGCGTGGGCCATGGCGCTGAACGGCCTCTACGGCGCCCCCTGGCGGGGCGTCGCACCCCTCTATCACCTGTGGCACGAGAAGCCGGTCAGGCTCAGCAGGTACGCGGGGTCGCCGCAGTCCCTGGCCAGGCTGAAGCTCTACAAGGAGGCGCGGATACACGGCGAGTGGGGCGACCTGCTGAAGGGCGCCCGCGACCTCGCCGCCAGTGTCAGTGCCCCGGTGTAGGGTTGCGACATGACAGCAGAAGACCAGGAAAATATTCGCGCTTTTGTCGAAGGAATCGTGGTGGCCACCATCACGAGGCCGTCGGCGCGCGACAAGCAGCGAACACCCGGGCCGAGTGACCTGGCCGACAAGTGTGACCTCTGTGTCGCAAGGAAGATCGCCTCCTCGCTGGGCATGGGGACCCACACCGATCGGGGGTTCAGCCTCAAGGCGTGGCTGGGAACAGCCGTGCACGAGAAGCTGGAGAAGGATCTGCCGGGCGTCTACGCTCACGCCGAGCGAGAGATCACGGTCGACATCGCCCACATTCCCGGTATCGGGCTGGTGCAGGGTCACGTCGACCTGTTCCTCTCGCGCAAGAAGACCCTGGTCGACTACAAGACGACCGACATGAAGAAGCTCAAGGGCTACCAGTCGCAGGCAGGACTGAGCGCCTACATCCAGGGCCTCACCGCCCAGGAGCGCGAGGAGCTGACCAAGCTGAAGGCCATGGACCGCGCTGGCATGCTGGCCGAGGCCGACCTGGGCCGTATGGTCATGCTGATGTCGCGCTCCGAGGAGCACTCGGGCGGCGTGCCGTCGGAGTACATGGGCCAGACGATGCTGTACCTGTACGGACTGCGGGCGATGGGGCGGGAGGCTGACTACGCTGTCCTCGCGTTCATCCCCCGGGACTCGAACAACGTGAGTGACATCTGGGTTGCCTCCTGCGCCTACCGGCAGGATGTGGCCCAGGGAGTGATCAACAGGGCGGCCCACCTGGCATCCCTGGTGAAGGCCGGACGTATCAACGAGCTGGCGGCGCACCCCGAGTGCTTCCCGTGCTCGATTCGGCCTAGGCTGCGCGGCTAAATAGTGGTAGAGTGGAGACACAAGAACACGACACCACGCGGCACTAAAAACGACACAAGAACAAGCACGGAAACAGAGGCACGCATGACTGAGCTTGTCCGTCGCACGACCGGCGAGGTGGATCCCGCCGAAGCAGCACGGCTCTCGAAGTCGAAGCTGATGCCGGAGCACATCGCAGGTGATGCGGCCTCCGTCGAGTACATGATGCGCTTCGGCGCCGCGCTGGGCATCGACCCGATGTCCTCCTTCCAGCACATCTTCGTCTTCAAGGACGGCGACGGCCGACTCAAGGCCGGTATGTCCGCCCACCTCATGCAGGCTCTCGCCATCGCGGCCGGTCACACCGTCCACGTCGAGGGCAACGCGATGAAGGCGACCGCCGTTCTGGTCCGCAAGACGTCGGCCGAACAGCTCCAGCGCTTCGAGATGATGCGTGAGCAGGAACGGCGCCTGAAGGCCGCCCGCCTTGAGGACATGGACCGCCTGTACAAGATGCAGCGGGGCCAGCTCCTTGAGCGCATCGAAGACCTCCGCGCCCTCGACGCCTTCGGCGAGGAGCCGTCTGCGGAGGAGGTCGCCGGACTGCGCAAGCAGCTCGCCGAGCTGCACGGCCAGTACGACTTCGACGAGCTGCGCAAGTCGATCAGCACGACGGACTTCGACCTCAGCAAGCTGGTGCGGTTCGAGTCCACGTGGACGATGGCCAGGGCGCAGCAGATCGGTCTCGGCAACAAGGGCGTCTGGCAGAAGTTCGGACCCGAGATGCTGAAGAACCGCTGCAAGTCGGGTGTCGTACGCGACGGTGCGATCGACGTGATCCTCGGCGTGAAGAACATCCTCACCGAGATGGGCCTGACCCTCTCCGAGGATGACAACGACCAGCTCGCCATGGCCTCCGCCCTGTACCCGCCCGAGGAGCTGGGCGCCGAGGTGGACGAGAACGAGCGGCCGATCCAGGGTGAGGTCATCGACGTCACCAAGGGCGGCAGCAAGAAGCAGAAGGCCATGCTGGACGCCGCGCGCAAGGCGGCCGAGCAGGGTTCCCCGCAGCAGCTCGCCGACTGGGCCGCGCGGACCGCCGGAGACGACAAGCTGTCGCCCGACGACAAGATCTCCCGCATCTACGCCGTGCAGAAGGCGGCGCAGGAGGCGGGTAAGGGGGACGAGGCGGTGGGCCAGGGCGACGGAGATGCCCAGGTTCCGCTGAGCCTCCACCTGGAATCCATCGTCAACTCCCTCCGCGACTGAGACACGCGGACCACAAGGACAAGGACAAGAACACATGAGCGACAACACCGAGTTCGACCCGTTCAACCAGCCCGAGGGCGCGGCCGACGCCACCGACGCGACGCCGTCCGGCGGCGACATCCTGGGCGACCTGGACCTCGACGCCGAGCTGGACGACCTCTTCGCCGACGCCGACCTGGAGCTGGAAGAGGACGAGACCGAGGAGGGCGTCCGCGTCTACGAGGCGGGCGACACCTACGTCAACCCGCTGGACGTCGGCCTCAAGGACAAGATGTGGGTCCCGATCCGCATCGGCGTCGCCGAGTTCAAGGAGAAGCACACCCCGCGCCTGTCTTCGAAGGTCTGCGTCGCCGTGAAGGTCGACGAGGCCACCGGCAAGAAGCGGGTCTACGTGCCCTTCGAGCAGGTCGAGGCGCAGATCCAGGCGGGCGCCACAGAGGTCGTCGGCGAGTACGAGCTGCCGTACTTCATCTGCGAGGCGAACCACGTCGCGCCCGAGTTCGGCCAGCGCCGCTACCCGTACGAGATCGAGGTCCCGGCCCTCACGATCAAGACGGCCTTCTTCAAGGAGCAGCGCTCCGGCCGGAAGGGCTTCAAGAACGAGGACGGCACCTCGCTCCGCAAGGCCACCCAGGCGACCCAGCCGGGCGAGAAGGTCAACCTCAAGACCATGCCGGGCATCGCCAAGCGCATGGAGGACAAGATCGTGATGGCGCAGATCACGCTGTCCACCAAGACGAAGACCCGTCCGCGCCTGGACGCCAACAACCAGCCGATCTCGGTCCTGTTCGACCCGGAGACCGGCGCCCCGGTCACCGTCTTCGCCACCGAGAAGCAGGAGGGCGACGACACCCAGACCTACCTGTACAACGACGGCTCCGGCACCGTCTACGAGGGCAACCCGAAGCTGCTGGTGCACGTCGAGGGCAAGGTGTACGCCATCGCCGACAAGGGCGAGAACTCCGCGCCCCTGATGGAGGAGTACGCCCAGACCACCGACTACCTGAAGACCAAGTTCATGCCGGTCCCGGAGCGGCAGGTCGAGGTCGAGCTGCGCGACGGCTCGGTGGTCAAGGGCGAGATCACCTGGGGCACGGTCGGCGCCATCACGCTGAACAAGACGCCGGGCGTCCCGGTCGACATCCTGCTCGGCGCGGGTGCGGGTGACCGCACCGGCAAGAAGATCACCGCCGTCTGGCTCGGTACCCAGTGGACCGAGGTCCCGGCGGAGGGCGACGGCGGGGGCAGCGGCCTCGACGAGTTCGCGGGCGCCAAGAACCTCTGATCGCGGAGAGGTGAGCTGGACGGATACGATCGACTATCCGCCCGGTTTCTGACGGGCGGGGCCTTCCGGGGTCCCGCCCGTTCGCGTTCCGGAAAGTCGCACGAGAAAAGGAGAGACGTAGGTGAGCTTCGTCTTCTTCGACACCCTCTTTCCGAAGGTCAACGACGACGGAAAGGATCTGGGATTCGTCGCGATCTCGCTGTTCCCGGGTGGCATCTACGACCCGGATGACAAGACGGGGCCGACCCAGACCCATTTCTTCGCGTGGCCATCGCAGCGTGACGACCTGATCGCCTTCTGTCTTGCCAACAGCGAGAAGGACGTCTACACGGTGCCCGCCCTCTTCCGTACCCGGGGCAGCCGCAAGGGCAGCAACATCTCGCACCAGTGGGCGGCGTACGCCGACGCGGAGCACCTTCCGCTCGACCGGCTGAAGCTCCAGCCGACGATGGTCGTCGAGACCTCGGAGGGCCGGAACCACCTGTACTGGGTCACCGAGACCGACGACCCGGAACAGCTCATCGACATCTCCCGGACCATCGCCGCCGAGCACGCCCGCGAGGGGTGCGACCCGAGCGGCTGGGACGCAGGCCAGCTCCTGCGAGTGCCGGGCACGGCGAACAACAAGTACGCCCGGCACGGGCGCCCACGCTGGCGGATCCCTCAGCCGAAGATGGGTGCGACGTACACCCTCAAGTCGCTGATCAGCCAGTATCCGCCGTACAGCACGCAGGACCGGCCGAGCGTCGCGAGTGACATGCCGCCGAAGAACGAGTGGTACTTCTCGGCGCAGTCCATCCGGGAATCGGCCGAGGTCTTCCGGTCCAGCCCGGAGGTCCACGACCTCTACGCGGCCGACCTGAAGCCGGACCAGGACCGCTCGAAGACGCTCTGGAAGCTGCTCAGTCTGCTCTCCCGGCTGAACGTCTCGCGGATCACGGCCATGCACATCGCCTGGTCGGCGAAGTGCAACAAGTACAAGATCGACGGTCGCCCCGAAGAGGAGCTGTGGCAGCAGCTCTGCAAGGCGTACGACCACCCGGAGAACCAGCCCAAGAGGAACAGCTTCTCCGACATCGGCTACCGCAAGGAGGCCGACGAGAGCGAAGAGAACCCGGAGAACAAGCTCACCGCGTTCGCCGAATCCGTCTCGATCCTGCGTCCCGAAGAGCGCGATCTGGTGCCGCACGACACCTTCATCGACCGCTACCAGGCGTGGGCGGAGACGCGCACCGACGCGCCGTCGTGCTACCACCGGGCCGGAGCGGCGACCATCCTCTCGACCGTCCTGGGCGAGTTCGGAAAGTGCCCGACGAAGTTCGACACCAACCTCACCCTGTGGTTCTTCATCCTCGGTCCCACCACTCGGGCCAGGAAGACCACCGCGATGATGATGTGGGTCGACTTCCTCGACGAGCTGTCCAACGACAGCTTCCCCTACCTGCTCGGATCCGACGTGACCTCGGAGGCCCTGAGCGTCATCCTGCCCGACCGCAACGGGCGCTCGTCCGTCTTCTACCGCGACGAGGCCCACGGCCTGCTGTACGAGCAGGCGGCAAAGCGCTACCTGGCAGGCGTGCGCGAGCACATGACCGAGCTGTTCACCGGCCGCGTTCGCATCGCCCTGCGTGTCGGCAACCTCAAGGAGCACGAGGACCGCGACCTCTCGGTCATCCGCACGAACTTCCTGATGTTCCTGTGCGGCACGCTCCAGCAGGTCACCGAACACCTGACGATCGGCGACTATCAGTCCGGCCACCTCGCCCGCTTCCTCATCGCGGAGGCCGATCCGCCCCCGATGACGGAGGAGGCGATGTTCACCGAGCAGTTCGACGGCCAGACCCCGGCCGACGACGTCCTCCGCCAGGGGCTGCTCAACGACATGTTCGCGGTGCGCGCCTTCTGGATGGAGGAGACCACGCCCGGCGACACGGTGATGATCCCCTTCGACGACCCGACCTGGCGGCGCCTCCAGAAGGCCAAGTGGGAGCTGTACAACGCGGCCGACAACCACGAACTGTCCGAGGTGCTGCTGCCCACGACATCCCGCATGGGCGACTCGATGATGAAGACCGCCGTCCTCATCGCGATGTCCGAGCGGGAGAAGATCGTGCGGATGCCGCACCTTCTCAAGGCGATGGCCCTGACCGAGGAGTGGTACCGCTCGACGGCGCGCGTGGCGGGCAAGATCCTCCACTCGGAATGGGCGGCCCGGCAGAACGAAATCCTCACCGCGATCCAGGCACGCAAGGAGGGCGTCACGGAGCAGGACATCTACTCGCGGTTCCGCTCTAAGATCCAGGAGAGGGACATCGAATCGGACCTGCACGTTCTTGCGAAGGCTGGCCTGATTCACAAGACGATGGAACGCGGAAGGGTGCGGTACGTACCGATCGCACGGACCTGACCCGGAGGAAGCGTGGCCCGAAAGCCGACCGGGCGCCCGCCGGGGAGGCCCCCGGGGGACCGCCATGGAACGCCCCAGGAGCGTGTCTCGCGGGCCAGGACGCTCATTCCCTCCCTGCACCGCTTCCCGCACCTCCTGCGGGCCGTGGAGCGCGTCATGGAGTCCCCCAACCGGACCGTCTTCCGCAGCCCGTACAACACCAACCCGGCCGACGTCGACCTGCTCCACGTGTACAGCCCGGCGGAGAGAGGGCAGATCCTCTCCTTCACCTGGTGGGCCTACGTGAACCGGCGCAGGTGGAGCAGGCGTCGTCGGCTGGCCGCCGTCACGCTGCTGTCACCGCTCATGCTCTTCAGCTCGTCGTTCTTCGAGGAGATGACCGACCTGTCGGCGATCACCTGCCAGAAGTGGATGACACGGCCGGAGGACATGCTGGCGACCCGCGTGACGGGCTCGTGTGACATGCGGGTGATCCACCTGGCACTGGAAGCGGCGACCCGTGGAGACACTGCGTTCCGGACCTTCGCCGCCGACATCGTCCGCGACAAAGGTGTCCCCGAGGCGATGGCGTCCCGCCTGACCGGAGTGCCCAAGGTGGCCCTCCTGGAGCCGACTCGGGGGGTTCAGTTCACCCCCGTGGGCCCCGACCTCGACACGCTGTCGGTCCGCTCGCGCGAGGAGGTGATGATGTGGGCTGGCATGGCGAGCGAGAGGACCGTCGACCTTGAGCCGTACGTCTACGGGCAGGAATGGGTGCGCGATCTGTTCCCGGAAACGCTCTTGAAGGAGTACGTTTTCACCGCCACTCCGGTACCGAGAAACGGCGAAGACTGTTACCATTTGTGCATCCCGGAGCTGCCTAGGCCACATCGGGCCCGGCATCTCGGCAGCAGGTACTACAGCCTGCTCTACGCCTGGGAGGACAAGTACCTCCTCCCGGCAACCACGGGAACAGCCTGACGGAGAGGGGAAGAGATGGCCGGTGTAGTCGGCTTCGACATCGAGACCGCCAGCGCCGAGCTGATCTTCAAGGGCGGCTACGAGGGTCCCTTCGTGCGCCTCGTCGGCTGGGTGGTGGACGACGGCGAACCGCAGATCTCCACCGACCCGGAAGACCTGCTCACCGTCCTGCGCGATGCCAGCGTGATCTACGGGCACAACGTCCTCGGCTTCGACCTCATCGCCCTGGCGGTCCACTGCGGGGCCGACTACCACGAACTGGCCGCGAAGGCGATCGACACCCTCGTGGGCGAGCGGACCATCAACCCGCCCTATCCGAAGCTGCGGCCCGGCGTGAAGCTGAACTTCCGAGCGCTCGCCCGGCGCGGCCTCACCCCGGCGGACCTGCGCATCAGCTACCGCCTCAACGACGTGGCGGCACGCTACGGCTTCGAGGGCAAGACGGACCACCTCCCGCGCATGGCCGCGCAGTACGGCGGCTACGACAAGATCCCCATCGACCTGGCCGAGTACTGGGACTACCTGCGCGGCGACCTCGTCGCATCACGTGACGTCTACCGCGAGATGGGGCGCCGGGCCCACCGCAAGAACCTGATCCCTGTCGTGAAGCGCGAAATGCTGATCGCGGCGATCCAGAACGGCATGTACCTCAAGGGGCTCGAAGTCGATCTCGACGAGGTGCATGCCCAGATCCGCGCGGCCGAAGAACAACGGGCCAAGGCGTACCACTTCCTCCACGAGAAGGCCGGGGTGCCCCTCCCGAACTCACAGATCCGCTGGCAGGAGCAGGTCGAGGTGAAAATCCCGCGCACCACGCCTCACGGCAAGCGGGTCCGCCGCCTGTACGAGAGCCTGTTCAAGCGGCCCTGCCCGGACGTACGGGCGGGATACCGGTGGCGCACCGACGTGATCGGCCCGTCCCCGCTATCGACCAACCGGGGGCGCGACGCATTCGAGCAGGCGCTGCGTGCGGCGGGGGGGCGCGACGAAGACATTCCCTACACCCTGAACGGCGGCAAGCTCGCACTGTCCAAGGATGCGCTCGGCAAGGACGCGTGGCTGCGGGGCCAGGAATCGATCCCCGGACTCAGCCGGAAGTACGCCGACAACCCCGAGGTGCTTGAGCTGTGCGAAGCGGCCATCATGGTCGGCTCCGCCAGCGGCAAGGCCGAAGAGGTGCTGGAGAACGTCTGCCCCGACGGCCGCGTGCACGCCCAGATCGGCGACATTCAGGCGTCCGGCCGGTGGGCGCACATCAAACCGTCCGTGACGAACATCGGAAAGCGCGGCGCCGCACTGCTCCAGCGCCGGATGTTCCGGGCGAAGAAGGGATGCGCCTTCATCGCGATCGACCTCGACCAGGTCGACGCCCGAGCCGTGGCCGGATGGTGCCAGGACCCCGAGTACATGAAACTCGCGAGGCCCGGCATGGACATGCACCGCGAGGTCGCCTTCCGGGTCTTCGGCAGCCGGGACGACGAAGCGCGTGGCAAGGCGAAGGCGATCACCCACGCCTGGAACTACGGCCAGGGCCCGAAGGGCGCTTCGGCCCACACCGGGCTCCCACTGGAGACCACCAGGAAGTTCGACGACGGGATGAAGCGCGCCTTCCCGGTGTTGTGCCGCTGGCGTGACCGGATCCGGCGCCGGGCTGAGCAGACCGGTCTCGTCCCCAGCAAGTGGGGCAGGCCGCTGCGGGTCATCCCGGGGCAGGAGTACACGCAGGCCCCCGCCCAGGTGGGCCAGTCGACGACTCGTGACCTGCTGTGCGACGGCCTGCTCAGGATGGACCGCGAGGTGCTGGAGATGCTGGTCCTCGTGATCCACGACGAGATCGTGCTGGAGGTGCCCGAGGACCGGGTGGATGAGATCGCCGAGCGGGCCATGAAGGCACTCACGACCTTCTTCGAGACCGTCCCGATCACATGCGGCGTCAGCCCGGCGTCGAAGAGCTGGATCGGCTGCTACGAGAAGGCGGCGTAGCCCGGCACCAGCATGCAGGCAGGTGGATGTAGCGCACGCGCCGGGTTTCCGCATCCTCCTGGTGCTGCACCTGGTGCGGGTGGTCAGCAGTGTCGGTGACCGGAACAGGCCACGCGTGAACATGACGCCACAGATTTTCGCTCATTAGCGCATATTTATCGGAAAGGTGAGAGATGTCCAGAACGACTTCCATGAGCACCCGGCACGGCTTCTTCCTGCACTGCATGGACCCGGGCGGGGACACCGGGCTCAGCCTGCTCCGCATCGAAGCCGACGACTTCGAGCTGGTCGACTGGGCGACCATCCCCTACGACCCGTCCCTGGAGGCCGACGGCGCCATGCCCTCCATGAAGCTGATCGAGTGGGTGGACCGGCACCCGGGCAGGCATCAGTTCCTGTACGAGAACTTCCACCTGCGCAACAACAGCGCCCAGAAGGACACGACCGCTCTGCGGGTGATCGGGTCCGTGGAGCAGGTGTTGTTCGAGCGGCGCCTGTACGAATCCGTCCACCCGCAAGAACCGGTCGAGGCCAAGCACATGGTTCCCGACGAGGTGCTGGAGGCGCTGGGGCTGCACATGGAGCACCAGCACGCCCAGCGCCACGTCAGAGACTCACTGCGGCACGCGGTGACACACCTGACCCGGATGCGCTACCTGCCGGTGTGCCGGGCCGCCTACCCCAAGGGCGGCGGAGCTACGAGCCGTAGCCCTCGTTCGCGCCCGTCATCCGGTTCCACTCCTGCCAGGTGACGACCTGCACCGTACCGACCTCGATGGTGTCGGTCATGATGCTCGGCTCGCCTCCCTCGTCGGGGTTCAGGGCGCCCGTGCCGGACTCGGTCTGGGCGCCCCAGGCGTAGATGGTGACCGTGCTCCCGGCCTGGAGGACGGAGCCCTCGTTGACCGTCAGAATGGCCTCCTGCGGCGCATCCAGGGCCTCGGGGAACTGGGCTGCGAAGGTGCGGCTCGTCGGCCCGGAGGCGGTCTGTGAGGCGTCGTACGGGGTGCCCTCCAGCGTGAGGCCCGGCACGAACGGATTCGGCACCTGGCCGGAGAAGACGAAGTAGAGCCTGATGCCGCCCAGGGTGGTCAGGTCGCCCGGCGCGGGCACCTCGAACGTGAAGGACGCGGGCACCCCGTCCGTGGGGATCGTCACCGTGGTCACTGTTCCTGCTCCTCGCGTGCGGCGATGCGGGCCTGCGCCGACGACCGGCGCTCGCGCTCCAGTGCGGCCTCCAGCATCGCGATCTTCCTATGAGCCTCGGTGAGCTGGCGTTCGTACGAGGCCAGCACGTCCTCTGACGACACGGTCCCTACATCCACGTGTTCTCCTTCAGCAGGCCACGCCTGACGGCTGCGGCCACCACCCTCTTGCGCATGATCTCCGGAACATCGCCCTCCATGAGGGCGTGATTCACGAACCCTTCGCGCGCCCGTTCCAAGTCCGGCTCACGGTCGGTCAGCAACTGCCTGACGGCGTCCAGTGGCGCCGAAGGGACCAGGGTGATGCGCCGGGTCTGCTCCTCGGTCCGCCGGTTGGTCTCCCGTCGCTGGTTGACCGTATCGGTCGACAAGCCGGTCATGCCACGGCAGGCGAAGTTCTTCTGGTCGGCCGAGGCGAGGCATGCCTTGACGTCCTCCACGCCGGAGAGCACCGTCTCCAGGCACATGGCCACGGCGCCGTCAGTGGTGGCCGGAAGGGCTGTCGCCTTGGATTCGACACGGTCGAAAACGTAGTCCGGATTGAACGACTTCATGCGCACCGGGGGCACCTCGAAGTAGTGCTCCGTGATACCGGCCAGCGGATGTACCCCGTAGTCCTCGTCGTCCGACTCCCGGGCGTAGTACCGCTCCAGGTCTTTCAGCTCCATGTCGATGGTGCTGGCGTAGTCCGGAAGACCCCACATCTCCTTGCGGTAGGCGATCACGCTCATGCGGATGTGGTGCCCGAACTCGACTGGGTCGTCCGGGTTGTTGGGATTTTTGTGGACGACGATCAGCATGTCCTGCGTCGGGTCGTAGTCCTCCCCCTTCGCAGGCTGGTGCTCTCGGATCACGTGCCGGGTCACGTTGATTTCAGCCATCGTTCCTCACGGAGTTCCACACATGCAGATGAAGAAGACTTCCTCGGTACCCGCACTGGAAACGTACTGGAAGCCACCTTCGGTTCCGCTGGGGAACTGGTAGATCGAACTTGTGACCGGACTCGATCCGCCGTTGGGGCAGAGGATCGGGTAGTACCTGCGTGTCGTCACGGATCCGTACGAGTAGGTTCCGTTCTGGAAGCTGAGGCGGTCCATGCGGAGCATGTCGTTCGTGTAGTGGCCCGTGTTGAACATGCCGCCAATGCGGAAACGGGCAACCGAGGTGTCCCAGTAAATCCCCTGTACGGAAATCGTTTCTGAACCGTACTTCCTCGCAACGTGCGAGTTTGTGATTCCGTATGCGAACTGGAGGTCGACGCGGCCGGAGGAGTTCACCGTCTGCTCGGGTCCGGTAATGACGAAGCCTCGCGGATCCCAGCCGCCCGTACCCGTTGCATCGACCTGGAAGATACGTGGGCCGTAGTTCGCCAGGCCGTCCCACCGGATTCCCGACTGGCCGTTGTAGTTCGCGTTCTCGGTGATCTTGACGACGGCCGCACCGGACTGACTGGTCATCTCGTAGTAGGCGGAACGGATCGAATGCTTCGCCGTGATGGCATCGGCATCGAGCTTGTCCGTGGTCACCGCATTGGCGTCGATCAGGGGCGCCTTGATCAAGCCATTCCCGATGAACACCGAGGATTCCTGCCACACCTCGATCTGTGTGACCTCCAGGGCGACATCTGTGGAAACTCCGTTCTCGAACTTTACGTAGATGTAGGGAATGTAACTGACCGTTCCAGCGGCTGGTGTCCACCCGTTGACCGACTGAATCGTGTAGGTGCCGTTCGCCGTAATGCTGAAATCGGCGATGATCACACCCGACGACCCCAGGCCCGCGCCGCTGCGCTGGAACTGGCGGGCAAGCATCGCAATGTTGATCGTCGCCGCACCGGGGCTCGCCGGGATGCCGGTCGCGGTCACCACGAAGCGCGCCCTGATGGCGCCACTGCCACCCGAGGCGTTGGCAGGCAGCGTGTAGGGGATGGCCAGCTCGTTGCTGGACAGGCCCGGACCCGGGAAGGTCTGGAGAGGATAGTTGACCAGGGTGTTGTTGGTCAGGCCGAACCGGTTGAACGAGTTGGCGGTCGTGTTGTTGTCGATACGCACGGCGCCAGCGGACGTGATGGACCACAGGACGCCGGAAGCCGAGGAGTTATTGGCCTGCGTGATGCGCGCCGTGTTCAGCTCGGCCGAGGAGAAAGTCGGGTCGATCACCAGGTTGTTGGGGTCGCCGACGGAAAGCGTCTCCACCGAAAGGCTGTGTGCCTTGATCTCCTCGGCGGTGATCGTTCCTGCGGCGATGTTGTTCGCCGTGATGGTGTTGGCCGCGATGTCGGGACCGACTACACCGAGAACGACGATCGACGAAACGGCCGAAGCGGGCGAGATGACCGAGGCGCTGTTCATCGCCTTGTAGCGCACGTAGACCGTGTCCCCGACGTTCCACGTGGGGATGCCACCCTTGCCGCTCATGATGATCGAGGCGCCGGGGGAGAAGATCTCTCCCGCGTGGTACCAGTTCGAGTTGTCCACAGAGACCTCGACCTGGATCTCGCGGAACTCAGGCGGGTAGCCGTTGCCGATCTCGTCCAGCCCGTCCCACTCCGCCTTCACCGTGCTGAGCTTCGAGGAGAGGATCGGAGCAGAGGGGATTTCCGGAGCCGTTGTCGGGTATCCCATCGTCTGCACGATGGCATTCGACCAGGCGGATGCGTAGCCGGAATCACGGATCGCCTGAACGCGGAACTCGTAGCTGTAACCCGAGTCCAGCAACGGCACCTTCGCGTGAATGACCTGGCCGGTCGAAGGCGAGTCGGGCTGGGTCACCTGAACGGTGAACGCCTGCTGCCAGTTGAAGTCCGAGCGGCGGGCCGCAACGTTGTACCGCAGGATCTCGATCGTCCGATTTTCGACGTCCTGGGTCACCACCTGGAAGGCGACATCGGCCATCGAGACCGGATCGCCCAGCTCGGAGAAGTACGGCTCGTTGACGACCGTATTCAGAATGGGCGCCTTCGGCGGCGTGGAGTCGATCGGTGCGGGCTTCTGGGGCTTGGCGCCTGCGCCCGTACCCCCTCCTCCGACCGAGCCGCCGCCGCCCGAGACGCGGGCCACCCACCGCTCTGTCTGGAGTGCGCGGTCCGTGAAGCGGTCGTTCAGCGTGAGGGAGATGTTCACGCCGTACGGATCGGTGCCGGAGAGCGTGACCTGGTAGACACGCATGGACGCCTTCTGGGCACCTGTCGTCGCGTCGCTCATGGCTCGGATGAAGTCGCCCGGCCGGTAGTCCACCAGGGGCACCGGGGCGCCCTCGGTCCACACGAACTTCTTCGTGTACTGGGTGCGACTCTTGTACTTCGTGAGCAGCAGATTGTCGGTGATCTGTGCGAGCGTCTGCACGTCCGTCACGCCGGATGCGGAGATCGCCTCGTCCCACTTGCCCCACGGGTAGTCGACCGAGTCCGGCGCCTCGACCATGCCGGAGATGAGCTGCTGGTCGCCGATCGCGACGATGAACCCGGCGAGGTCTTCCCACGTGCGTTCGACCGGCTCCTCGGTGGTTCCGAGCATGCTGTGGATGTGCACGCCCGTGTCCGAGTCGAGCTGCCTGCGCAGGGTCGTGTCGGCCTTGTAGAGCTGAAGGGCCCGGCCGTTCATCCGCCAGTCGAAGAACCCCTGACGGGAGAGGGCGTCGATCATCGACCAGGCGTCCTGCCCGTAGTCGAAGTTGCCCTTCATCGTGACACCCCACGCGGTGCCCGCCGAGTCCACGCTTCCGGTGAAGGAGTAGGTCAGACCGGGGATGTTGCCCCGGTTCTTGGCGTAGTCGATGATCTCCTTGACCGGCAGAGCTGGCGAGACGGCCGTCTTGTAGGCGACCTGTCCGTCCTTGTTCAGGCGCGGCAGGTCGGGGTCCATCCAGTGGACCTTCTTGAGCTGCCAGCCGTACGACGGCATCGTGAAGGAGAGAATGCGCGGGCGGGCCGCCAGGTCGAAGGACCGGCGGATGTTCAGGAACCGGCACCCGGGGTGCTCGGTGAAGGTTCCTGTGACCGGGTCGCGCAACTCAAGCGCGACTTCACAGGGCGTCTTCAGGAGGTTGGCCGCGTCGGAGCCATCCGGGTAGGTCATCGTGAGCGACGGCATGTCGTTCAGCGGGATGCCTGCTTCCCAGGAGAGCGGATGCGGCAGGACTCCGATCGGCGACCCGTTCGCCTCGTATGCCCGGAACCGGACGACCAGGGTATTCACCAGGGCCATGTGCTACACCACCGCATACCGTGATCGAACCTGCACTCCGTTGTTCCCTCCGGCAGTTGTAACGGTGAATGTGCCGGTCCTGTTCCCGAAAGCACCGGAACCACGAGACGTGAAAGTCAGTGGGCCGTTTCCACGGAATTCCAGGGCTCCGGTCACGTTGGTTCCCGTGGTGAAACTCCACGTTTCCGAGGACTGGAGCCGGGCCCTCATGTAGCGGGGATCGATCAGCAGCCACTGCGCCGCGCTGACCGAGGAGGACCCGTCCCCCCAGAAGATCGTGGTCGTCGAAGTGTTGTCGGTGACCGTCAGGGAAGTGGCCGGACCCTTCAGCAGCAGGAGGGCGTCGGCGATCGGAACCGTCGAGGCGAGTGCGTTGGCCAAGGTGTTCGAGGCACTGTTGAAGAAGGTGACGGTGGTCTCAGCTCCGCGCCAGGCGCCCCCGGGGATGCTGAAAATGAGCGTCGCGTCGGCTCTGCTGCCGGGGCAGGAGAAGTCCGGGGTGTTCATCGAGACGAGCTGGGCGTCCGCCGTCTCCTCGATCGTTCCGCGCACCCGTGTGAGCGTGATGGGCTGGTTGGTGCCCATCCCGAGCAGGCCCATCAGCGTGTTCCAGCGGGACGCCAGCGACTCCGCGTCGCCATCCACCAACCTGACCCTCAAGGACACCGTGATCTGCGACAGCGGGTCGTTCCACTGCGGGATCGCGTAGTGGACGCCGGGGATCTCGATGACCGCGCGGCGCGGCGCCAGGGCTGGGGCGTACTCGGTGCCCTCCAGGAGGTAGATGCCCGCGTTCACGGCGTTGCCGCCGATCGTGAACCCGTTGATCTTGTATGCCGTCGCCATGAATCACACCCCGCTGATCGTCGCCGCATACGCCAGCGACCGGTTGATCGTAGTCGACGTGGGCTCTGCCTGCGGGTACTGGTTGTTGATGTTGAAGACGTTCGTCGGTCCCTGCTGCTGCACCGCGAGGGTCGCCGAGAAAGCTGCGGCAGACTCCGGAGGCATCTGATTGATGGCCGAGTTGCCACCCAGCATGGTGTTCGAGGCGCCCGAGCGCCGCAGCTTCACCTGACTGGCGCCGGTCGGGCCGAAGTCGTTCATCAGCCTGCTGACCACACCGGAAAAACCACGGCCACCGGAGCGGTTGATGACCTCCAGCAGGGCGCCGAACCTGCGGGCCGCAGCGGCGTTCACCACGAACTCACCGTTCGACAGCATGGCCGGAATCGAGTCCGACGTCGGGCCGCCGGGTCCGTTGATCCAGCCGCCCGTAGCCACCTGGGCGACCTTCGGAGGTGAGTTCTTCGCGTAGTAGTAGTAGCCGACCGATACGGTCGCCGACCTGGTGAGGGCCTGCTGGATGGAGCCACCAGAACGCCACGCGGCCTGAACGATGCCGCTGAGCTGACGGTTGAAGTTGCTGACGCCCGCGAGGACGACCGTGCCCTTCGGGCTCAGCTTGCCCCGGTTGGCGTCGGCGACGGCGCGCTTCAGAGCTTCGAGGAGGGCCTTGAACTCCCCGGTCGAGAGCTTTCCGTCACCGTTGGCGTCGAACTTGCCCGCCGCTTCCTCGCCGAGGATCAGGTTGGCGAGGGCCTGCATCTGGGCGCGGTACCCCTTGTCGTCGAGCTGCGCCTTGCCCTTCGGGTTGAGCAGCCCCTGCCCTTCCGTGGAGGCCAGGAACTCGGTCATCGCGAGCACCTTCGCCCGGTACTCGGCGTCGCTCAGCTCGCCCTTGCCCTTGGCGTCCAGCTTGCCCTCGGCCTCCAGGTCGTCCACGTAGGTGGTGAGCTGAGTGAGCTGCGCCTGGAAGAGCAGGGTGTTGATGGTCGCCTTGCCCTCCTTGTTCAGGTCCGCGTTCTTCAGCAGTTCCTGGAGCTTGGCGATGTCGCCCTGCGCCTTGATGATGTCGATGGCGACCTCGGGCTTGACCTTCTTCTTGCTGATGAGGTCGATGTAGAGGCTCAGGTCATTGAGCGACTTGAACGCCTTCGCATCATCGGCTGAGATGTCGATCTTCACGCCCTTGAGCTGGCCGAGCTTGGTCACCAGCGCGGCGTACTGGTTCGAGATGTCGGCGAAGTCCTCGCTCGTCTTGGCCTTGTCGATCAGGTTGCCGAAGACGTCGGCGATGACGGTCCTGGCCTGGAGTGTGGCGTTCTCGATCTTTCCAGAGTTCTGGATGATGGCCGCCGCGAGGTTGCTCGTGGCGTCACCTCCGATCTCCGCGAGGCGAGGACCCAGTTTCTCCAGCTCCTTGGCCGACAGGTCAGCCAGCTCGGCGACGGCAAACGCGGCCTCCGGGCCGAGCTTGCGGAACTGCTCCGCGATGTCCGGGCCAAGGGTCGCGGAGATCTTGATCAGGTTGGCCGACCACTCGCGCTGCGCCTTGGCGATCTTCTCCAGTTCCTTGATGTACGCGTCGAGTCCGCCCTTGCTCTTCAGGGAGAACTTCTCGATCGCGTCTTCAGCCTTGCCGAAGGCGGATTCGGCAGCCGTCTTGAAGGCGTCGAGCGGAGTGCCGAACTTCTCGAAGGTCGTGGTGAGGCCCTCGATCGCCTCCTGGGCTTCCTGGCCGGTCATGTCCAGATCCTCCAGGGCCTCCTTGGTCAGCTTGATCTTGCCGCTGGCCGAACTGGCGGACTCGCCGCTCTCGTCCAGGGCGTCAGCCAGCAGGCCCTTGGTGATGGCCAGCTTGGTGGCCGCGCTGTCCTCGGCGGAGATCGTCGTGCGCAGGGCCTCCAGGAAGTTCTCCAGGCGGATCGCCGCAGCCGCCTCACTGTTGATCTGTTCGGCCAGCTTGCTGCTTGTACCAGCCGGAGCGTAGTTGTCAGCGGTCTTCCCGACTTCCTTCAGTGCCGCGTCGAGCTGCTTCAGCGCCTTGTCGGGATTCGAGAGCGAAAGCTCCAGCAGTTCACCGACGTTCACACCCGTCTGGCCAAGCTGTTCCAGGGCGTCCCGGCTGATCTCACTGCCGTCGGCCAGCTTCGACGTCTCGATCGCCGCCTGTGCGGTATCCAGCAGCCACTGCCGGGTGTTCTCGCCGAGCGCCACTGTGTTCTCGCCGAGCGCGTCGGTCGTCTGGTCGATGACCGCCTCCGCCTTGGCCATCTCGCGGAGGTAGCGCTGCGCCGCCTGAGCACCCGTTCCGTGCCCCTTCGCCTGCTGCTCCAGAGCCTCCTTCGATCCCTTGGTCGCCTCGATCGCCCGCAGGCGCTCACGGGCCCGGAGCGCGCCGCCTCGGCCGAACGCACGTCCTGGTCGGCCAGGTCGCTCTTCTGGGTGGTGATCGTGCGGTAGACACCGATGGCGCCCAGGGAAGCCTGCGAGCCGTCCCTGACGGCCGCGTTGTACTGCTTCAGGCCGCCAGCGGCCTTGATCGCGGCGTCGGTGTCCGCCTTGATGGCGTTGGCCAGGGCCTGGGTGCCACCGGTTGCTTCGAAGGCCGCGCTGGCGATCCTCTCGGATTCCGAACGGAAGTCGAACATCTTGCCGATGAGCGGACCGAGGAGGATGCCCGCCGTCGCGATGGCGATACCCCACGGGCCGAAAGCGAAGGCGGCCGTCCTCGCCGCCAGACCGGCCGCTGTGATGCCGGTGGTGGCCCGGGTGAAGGCGCCTGCCGCAGTCGTGCTGGAGACGGCCGCGACGTTCATGCCCGCGCCCATCTGGGCTCCGGCGGTTGCCGCGTTGCGCATCGAGGCCGACATCAGGTTCGTCGCCGGAACCGTGCGTGCCGTGGAGGTGTTCAGGCCGTTGACCGCAGTGGCGGCAATGGCCGTCTGCCCGGCGAAGACCCGGGAGGAGTTGGCGATCTGCGTCTGCGTGAGGGCCAGGTTGCGGTTCACGTTGGCGACGTTGGCCATGGCGAGCGCGGAGGCTGTCGCCTGGGCGCTGAGCTGCCGCATCGCGTTCTGCGTGGCGAACGTCGAGGCGAACAGGGCCTCCTGCCCACGCACTGCGTTGCCGCTGGCTACACTCAGGGCGTTGACCCCCTGCGCCGAGGTGGCGGCCGTCGCGGAGTACGCCTGGAGGGTCCTGGAGGACGCGATCAGGGAAGCCGTCAGGGCCTCGGTGGTGCCTGTGAGCTGACGCTGCGAGTTGGCCGTGGCAGCCTGCGCCGCCGTGGTGCCCTGGAAGCCGTTCCGGTAGATGTTCCAGGCCGTGCTCGCCTTCAGGGTGCTGACCCCCAGACGCTCCTGAAGCTCGCGTACGGCGATCAGCGACTGGATCGTCTTGGCCAGGGTCACCTGGTAGATGGCCCAGCCAGCGGCGGCCGTGACGGCAACGGCGGCCAGGGTGCCGACAATGGGAACGATCGGGCCGAAGTGAGCAATTCCCTCGATCACTTCCGACAGGCCCGAGGCGATGTCGCCGATCGCCGTGGCGAGCGGACCGCCGAGCGTGGCGAGCAGCGTCTTGAAGGCGTCGGAGAGATTCTGGAGTTCCGCCGCCGTGGTCTCGTAGATGCCCTTGGACTGCTTGTTCAGCTCGGTGCCACGGGCGAACTCCAGGTTGGCGCGGTCGAAGGACTCGCGGACCACGTCCACGTTGTTGGCCAGACGCGAGAAGACGTCGATGTCGCGGACCGCGTTGACGCCGAGTTCCCGCAGGACACCCTGGACGTCGCCACCCGCTCCGGCCGCGCGGCTCAGACCGTCGATGAAGGCGAGCAGGAAGTCGCCTCGCGTGGCCGGGTTGTTGAAGAGCTTGGTGACCTCGGTGTCGGTCATACCCATGACCTCGCCGAGTTTTTCCACCTCAGTGCCACCGTTGCTGACGGCGATGGCCAGCTCGTTGAAGACGCGGGTGAGGGCACCACGGGAGAGTTCGGGCCGGACCTGGAGAGTCGCCAGAGCCGCCGACAGACCGGCGGTCTCTTGAGCCGTGAGGCCGAAGAGGTTGGAGACTGTGGCGATGGAGGCGTTGACGCGCAGGATCTCCTGGTCGGTGGCGGCCGACGCGGTACCCAGGGCCAGGATGGCGGAGCCGAGCTGTTCCATGGACGAGATCGGCACCTCCTCCATCTGCGCGATACGGCCGAGGAGGATCGTGGCCTCCTCGCTGGCCACACCCGTGGTCAGCGAGAACTTCACGATGGTGTCGGTGAAACCGGCAAGGTTCTGCTCGGAGATACCGATCGCGGCACCGAGCTGACCGATACGGGCGACCTCCTCGAAGGAGATCGGCGCGTTCTGCGCGATCTTCTGGAAGCTCTCCAGCAGACCGACGGAAGCGGCTTCCGTCTCGCCAATCACTCGGGCGACCTGCGCGAACGCCTGCTCCTGGGAGATCGCGGCTGCGGCCATGGCCGTGGGCACCTTGGAGAGCACATTGAAGAGCGACTGGAAGGCGCCCTCCAGCTCACCCACGGTGTTGCGCAGGGCGAACGTGGAGCCCGAGTAGGAGACCGTGGACTGGTGGGCACTCTGGGTCGCCTGGGCGATGCGGGCCCGCGCGTTGGCCAGGGCCTGCTCCTGCTGGGCGATGCGCTGCGCGGACTGCGCCAGCTTCTCCCGCTGGATGGCCAGCTTCTGCTCTTCGAGGGCCAGACGGCGAGACGTCTCGATCGCCTTCCGCTTGGCCTGCTCTTCCTTCTGCTGCGCAGTGATCGCATTCTGCGTGATCTGCGACATCGACTTCTGGGCGTTCGCCAGCGTGTTGATGACAGCGGCCAGCTTCTGGTACAGCGTCACCGTGCGATTCAGGCGCTGATATTCCTTTTCGCTCAAACCCTGAACCGAGGCAAGAGCCGATCGAAGCTGCTGGAAAGCCTGCGTCATCAGCTTTGCGCCGTTGGCCCCAGCGGCTTCATTCTTCTGAAGCGCCTGAACAGCAGAAGCGTAGTTCTTCGTAGCTGTGGTGATCTGGTTGTAGACAGTGAGAGAAGTGCGGAGCTTTGCGGCAAGTCCACTTTCTACGAGTGCGACTTTACTGAGAACGGAGTTGAGGTTAGTGAAAACCTTCTCCATCTCGCCGCCGGACTTGGTGACAGCCTGAGCGCCCTGGGCAAAAGAGCGAATGTCCAGGTTGATGCGAGCCGTAGCATCGAAGCCCGTTGCCACCTAGACCTCCGCGTCAATCGCCATCCGGCATGTCGTGCTGATAGGAGTGCGCCCGGGAAGGGAGCGGGTGGTCCGCGCCCCACACGTTACGGGGCGAGACGTACCTGGTCTCCCCCTTCTGGCGGATCCTGCCGCGCTTCTTCTCGCTGTCCTCGCGGTCCTTCTCGACCTCCGCGCACCCGTAGCAGACGGCGCTCTTCAGGTCGAAGACGATCTCGTTGTTGGTGGACATGCCGACCCAGGCGGGGGTGCCGCACTGCTTGCACGTCTCCTCCTCCAGGATCGTCAGGGCCATGGCCAGCTTCCGGTTACGTTCGTCGGACCACTCAGAGGGCTGCCCCGTCAGCATGGTCAGCGGGGGCACGGACCACGACCTCGCCGTCTTCAGCAGGGGCCGCACCCATGCTGATTTCCTCCACGTCAGAGCCTCCGCCAGGAAACCCGGCATCGAGCTTGTCGGCCCAGTCGCGCGAGGCAGACAGGCCGGTGCCCACGGACTCCATCAGACGCATCGTCTCCGAGGAGATGAGCTTCTTCAGCAGGAGGTCGGCTCCGTGCCTGGTCGGGGGCGGCGCCACGCGCCCGTCCGGCAGCTTGACCTCGATGCAGAAGTGCGCGATCTGCGCGGTCAGGGTGTACCGGCTGCGGGCCGTGATGTAGTCCAGGTCGTCCTCGCTCGCCCCCTTGTAGTTGGGGTTCTCCTTGTGGAACTGGCGGCTCGCCTCGCGGGTGACCGTGCCCAGCTCCTCCGGCGTCTTGACCTGGAAGACGAGCGTGATGCTGGACTCGACGATCTTCTTCTGGAGTTCGTCGCGGCGGGTCGAGAGCTTGGTGATCTGCTCCTCAAGGTCGGCCCGCTGGTCGTTGAGGTCGTCGCGCACCGAGTCCACGAATGCGTTCGCGGAGGTCTCGGACCTCTTGCGAATCTGCGCCTCGATCGAGGTGAGCCGGGAGACAAGCTCCTCCAGCTCCTCGTAGACGGCGCCAAGCTCGGCACCGCTGCGCTGGTCGAGGTAGGCAGTGTGCTCGAAGACAGGGAAGGTCGACTTGCCTTCCAGGTAGTCCTCGAAGCTGAAGTTGTCGGGGCCGGGCTCCGGGTTGCCCGGCACCGTCGTGTTCTGCGTCATGCTGTCCGTTCCTTCGGTCGTGCGAGTTGTCAGCTTCCGGTGCTGCCCACCTGCACCAGGCCGTCCGAGGACTGGCCCTGCGCGTAGAAGGTGGGCTGGAGCTGGAGCGGCGCCGTCGCGTCGTTGATGACGTTCGGGTCACCCGAGAGGAACTTGAAGATCGTCACCCAGTCGTCGTCGACCGCGAGCGGGTCGCGGACCGGGTGCTTCGAGATCCGCTGGACCAGGAAACCGCTGCGGAGCGGCTTCTTGAACAGGCGCATCACGTCGTTGTAGACCGACGGGTCGAGCTTGTTCGGGTCCCGGTCCAGGAAGATGTTGAGCTGACCTTCGTAGTTCTTCGCGGTCGGGGTCGCCACGTTCGAGTCGTCGCAGAGGCCACGCGTGTCGTCGGTGTCACGGTCGGTCCAGCCGAGCGTGAGGTCCGTCGTCAGGGCACAACTGATGTTGATGCCCGCGTTGATCTCGGCGGCGCTCGGGTGGTCGATGTCCGCGAACCCAGCGCCGTGCACGCCCTCGTACCCGAGGGACGTCTGGTCCGACTCGTCGACCCACCAGATGGTGAGCGACGGCGGGAGAGCCTTGACTGCTGCCATTCTTGTACCTCCGGCCGAAGGCATGATCGTGCCTGACCGGAGTCTAACCGCGAAAGGCCATTCCCGGGACGCCGGTACCCAGGAAGGAATTCAGTCAGGAACCGGCGCCCGTGTGCTGACTGACGTTGACGATGCCCCGGAATCCGATCGCCAGGTAGAAGCGCAACGTATCTCCGACGCCAACCGGGTAGGGGTCGCGGATTGTTCCGGAACCGGCCTCCGAGATTTCCCCCTGCTCCAGCGGTGCGTACCCGACGAGGAGATCCCTTGCCGCCTGCGCGAGCTGGAGAAGTGAAAGTCCGGACGGGGCGACCGATTCCACGATGAAGCCAGCCTGCTTCGTGATGCCCTTGTCCTCCCCGGAAAGGCCGCATAGATCGGCCACGGAGATCCGGCCACCGAACCCCGACAGGTCGAACGCCTGGCCGAACCACAGGATCAGGCTCGGCTTGTAGAAGCCGGACGGGTCCTTGACGATGTCGGTGTTCTCGGGCACGCCCTCCAGGAAGACCGGCGTGTTCGGCAGGCCGGTGTCGAGCCGTTCGTAGATGTCGAGCTGCCAGTCGAGGAGCGACACCATCAGCGGCCCCCGATCCTCGCCTGAAGCTCGCTCGTCACCTGGTTGAAGGCATCGAGCACGGCCATCATCGGAGTGATTCCGGTACGCGTACCGAACTCCTGGAAAGGCGCGTAGTACGGATTGAAGCTCTCCCATCCGAAGGAAATCTTCAGGATGTCCGTGCCGAGATCGCCGGTTCCCGTGACGGAGGACTTCATCTTCCCGGTGTCCACGCGGGATTTTGCCCTCACCAGACCCTCACCCCGGCGCCGCGCGTTCGACATGTCGAGGACCAGGGCCTGGCGCGACTTGTTCAGGTGGTCGATCACGAACGCGGAAAGGCCGATGTCGAAGGCGCCGCTCGGGGTGCCGCCGCCGTAGTACCGCTGGGCACCGCCGAACCTGTAGTTGTACTTGATCCCGATGTAGGCGATCTGAACCACCTCCTCCTACGAGGCAAGCGCCTCTCGCACCGGACCGGCAGGAAGATTCTCCTCCAGGTCGATGACCTCATGGTCCTTCATCAGACCAGCCATGGCGTTCATTTCCTCGCTGGTCATCGAGAGGATCTTGGCCGACCTCCGCTCGATGGAGCCGCCGAGCTTCGTTCCAGTCCTGTTGTATCCGTAGAACCCGGCGTGAAATGCGCGGGGCTGCGCCGGGTAGACCGTCACACCCCTCTCCCGCTCGCGGACCCGGTTGATCAGGCCGTCCTGCTCCGCATGGCCGGGCGGAATCAGGCTCCCGGGGAAGTTCCGCTTGCAGTAGTTGACCATGTCGCCGTAGTAGACCGGCTTGTTGTGCGCCACTGCCTTCTCGACGTTCTCCGGGCGCATCGACACGCCGAGAGACTGGTACGACGGATGGCGGTAGGCGGCAGCCGGTGGCCCACCCTGGAGGTTCTGGTTCCTGCACGCACTGACCGCGAAGGCGTCCGGGGCGGCGAGGTGGGCTTCCTCATGGAAGGCGAAGTATCCGAGGGAGACCATGATGTCGTCCTCCACCACATGGATCAGGTCGCCGCCCACCTTCAGGGCGTCACCGAGGCCGGAGAGGACGTTGTAGGAGTTCCCGTGGAACTGGTGGTGGTGCATCACCCGGAGGTAGATGTCGGCGAAGGCCGTCGAGAAGGACTCGGCGACCTGACGGCACTCCAGAGTGCCCTTGCGGTCGAGACTGACGATCACATGCACGTCGTCGGTGGCCGCCTTCGACAGCCTGGTCAGACAGGCGTGCAGCATGTCCGGCCTGCGCCACGCTGGAACCAGTACCGTGTGCTTCACCGCTCCACCAACCTCAGTGCGACTTCCTTGAATTCGGCGTTTCTCTTGAGGAACATCTCCCGGGCCATCATGCCCACCTCGCGGCGCCTCTCCGGGCTCAGCGCCGCCGCGCGCCGAACGGCCTCCGCGATCAGGGTCGGAGTCGTGTAGGTGAGCACCGCCTGATGATGGTTGCGCGTCGAGGTGACTCCGACCAGGTAGCCCCACTCGGGGCGGATGTGCTCGTTCATCGGTGACGCGTCGGTCGTCACCACCACGGCACCCACCGACATCGCTTCGGTGATGTAGTGCCCCCACCCTTCGGCGATGGACGGGCACACGTGGATCTCCGCCTCGTTCATGAGGCGGTTGCGCTCCGCGTCGTCGGGCGACACGACGACCTCGATGCGCTTCTCCAGTCCGGCGGGGATCGGCAGCGGATCCTTCGAGACGATCGTGAGCGGAGGCAGCGTCTCGTCCTTCTGCCAGGCGCCGATCACCTGCTCGGTCCCCTTCATCCCCGACTTGCCGCGCAGGTGCATGCACTTCAGCTCACGCGTCACCTTCGGGTCGTAGAGATCGAGCCCGAGGAACCCGGTGAACTGAACGTTCTTCCCGCCACGATTGCGGCAGAAGCGAAGTGCGTAACCGCTTTTCGCCCAGATCTGGTCAAACGCCGGAAGATATTTCATCCACTCCGCCGGGAACCATTCGAGATTCAGGATCGCGATGTTCTTCTCGGAGTGCTGCGCGAGGTTCCTACTGACAAGTTCCAGATGAAACGCGACATCCGCTCGCGGCATCGACTGCTCCTGCCAGTCGAAGAACCTCGCTTCATGCCCGGCCGACTCGAACAGGCCCTTCAGCAGGTTCGCGTCGAGGGAGAGACCCACCCCGTTGTCTCGGCTGATCAGAGCGATCTTCAGGCCCACGTACTTCCCTCTCCCCTGGTCACGGGCCCGTCACGCCGTAGTTCATGGCGACGGGTTCCATCGAGAACGGCGGCGGCAGTGTCTGCGGGTGCGCCGCGTCCACGTCGCAGAGGATGTTCCTCAGCCATGCGTTGGACGACATGAGCGGATTGCGTACGTGGAAAATGTAATGGGTCAGCTCGGGATCTCCGAGGACGAGATGCCCGAGATCCGGGTCGTCCGGATCCGGTTCTACAGCCCTGATCAGGTCGTTCGCGTGAACGGGCGGGCACGTCCGGATGGGCACCTGGACGCGCATCGCATGGTCCGTGCCCATGTCGCCGCGCTGGGTGCGCACGCGGGCACGCCAGTCCTTGTTGCTGGCGATGCGGCCTGGCCCCCTGTACAGCAGGATCAGCTCGGGGAACTTCTCCCCGCCCGACCCGTCGGGAATCGTCAGGCCGCCGGTAACCGGGTCATACCCGTACTCACCACCGCGCGACGGCCGCCGGAAGATCTCGACCGCCGCGTTCATGTGACCGATCGGAACCGAGCGCTGATGCCACGGCCAGCGCGGATCCAGCGCAGAGCGCCTGTTGAGTGAGGCCATGCAGCCTATTCTGCACGCAAACGGCCAGGAAGATCGCTCATCAGCGCCTTGAAGATGCGGCACGCGAGGGGCGGAGCGTCCTCGGGTGCCGGACCCTCTTCCGGGAAGTCCACTTCGACCTGGTCGTAGGAAATGTGGATCCTTCCTTCACCCTCGGTGACGATGATCGGGGGTGGGTACTTCTTCTTGTTTTCCATGGTCCTCGTCCCCATTGACGATAGATCCACGGAACTTACCCGCCTACTAATTAGTAGGATCCATGATCCAGGATTTTCACCGGATCGGGTCGCCAGCTCTTCAGAGCCAGCGTGAGGTGATGGACCCTGCACCCCCGACGGTCCACTCGGTCGGGAAGCCGTGAAGCGTCAGCGGGAAGCCGTCCTGCGGAACCGGCTGGAAGTCGACGACCATCATGATCTCCGAGTCCTCGTCCGCCGCGTTCGCCTGGTCTTCGAGCTGCTTCGCGCCCGACAGGAGGGCACCGGCCAGCTTGGCGCCGTCGGTCTGGAGGTCTTCGGTGCGGATGACCTTCTGGATCAGGCCCTCGGATACAGCCAGGGCGCGCAGGGCGGAGGCCGCCGCGCGGTAGATCTTGGCGCTCCCCTCGCCCATGGCGATGTTGTAGAGCCCACGCAGGTGGGCGTCCGAGAACATGTACTCGGGGGTGCCGTTGTCGGAGTAGTCGACCTGCTCCACGTCGGGCACCAGGGCGCGGATCTGACCGATCACGGATCCGAAGTCGGGCGGGTACACATCGAGCGCCGCCGAGGTTCCTACTGCTGCCATCACGTGCCTCCGGGTCCGGTCGGTGATAGCAGCATCGTACGGGTGCCGCGCACTCGTAGCGGCAGGTCAGCGAGTCGCGAAGGTGCGAACTTCCTCCCAGGATGTCCGGTGCAGAGGTACGAACATTCTCCCAAGATGCCCGATTCATGGTGCGAAGTTGACATGGACGCGTCGAGTCGTGCCTTAAATGAGGATTAACTCACCATAAGTCCGAATTGATACCCCAGGTGGGTATGCAGACGCTGACCTGCGGATTCTCTGTCCGATTCGCCCGATTGGAAGATCGAACCAGACTTGGAATCCGACCCATGGTCACCGGTGAGCGAGGGTCGAGAGTTGTCGGTCGGTATTCTTCCTGGTCACGGGCGCCCCATGCTCACTGGAGGTCAAGGGGTGAAATGTCGACACGTACCCCTGGTCATCTGTGACCAGGGAGGGGTATCCATGACCGATTCGCCCTAGATGTCATACTATTTTTTCGACATTCTCGTGCGGAAAAACGAACGAGTCGAACCCCCCACTTATGCCCTGACCTGCGGAACCACCCTCTCCTAAGAACAGATACAAAACCTCCGTCGTCTTGTATGTACCTGTACCCCCGTGGCCGCTCACGGCCGGGCTGCGCCCGCCCGCACGCGGCGGAGGAAGGACGGACTTCGCTTCGCTCAAAGGGGTGGGGGCTGGGGTTGTCGTCAGGGTGCGGCGCCAGGGTGGCTGAGCGCCGCGCCAGGGCTCGCGCAGGGGTCGGTGCGGGTGCACGGCCGCCGGAGGGTGGCTGAGGCCGTCAGGCGGCCTCTGGTGGCTTCGGGTCGCGGAGGGACGTGATGTATCAGGATTCTGATACTGTCGCCTCGGAAGGAGGAGACATGGATCCCATGGAAAGCCGCATCTGCGCGGCCGTGCTGAACCGCAACCTCACCCACAGCTCGTTCCGGCTGTACTGCGCTCTGGTGGTTCTCCTGAAGGGGCGCATCGAGAAGACGGCGACGGAGGTTTCCGTCCCGGTCCTGAAGAGGACCGTTCCCGGCGTGAAGGGCAAACCGCTCAGTGACGGCTCCCTCCGCGAGAGCCTTCGTGAACTCCAGGCCGAGGGTCTGATCGAGGTGACGGGGCCGAAGTGGTCGAAGGTGTCGCTCCAGGTGCGCCTCGACGACGGCGGCGACGATCCGGGCGTCACCCGGGAGCAGATCGCGGCCTCTGCCGCCAACGTGATCACCCGCAGGGGGCCTTCTCGTTAGCCCTTGCGCTGACTGGGCAGAAATGGTGTACTGTGGTTCCAGGAAAGGAGAAGCACATGCAGCCGACCGACCGTGTCCTCGCAGCGGCACTCATGCCGGGACTTCCGCACGGGGCCTTCCGGCTCTACGCCATCCTCGACGCCGCCTCCCACGAGGCCAACGCCGAGAACGAGTACTTCCCGGTGACCCTTGAGGGTCTGATGGCTCTGCATCCGGGCATCGCCGGTCGGGGTGCCGGGGCCACCACCGTGATCAAGCAGGTGGCGGCGCTGCGCCGACACAACCTGCTGGAGACCCGGGCGGCGATCCACCGCACCGAACCCAGGATGCCGGTTCTGGTGCGCGTGCTGGCCCCGAGCGAACCGGCCGAGGTGTCGGTGGCATCCGTCGCGAACTCGCAGTAGGTCGTGTTTGTCACATCGAACGTTCTTGTTACGCAGGCAAGTTCTGTTCGAATCGTGCGCTATTCTCCTCCGGGTCCGGTCCGCCGGACCGGAAGGGGTGGAAGCGCATGTGCACGGAAACCGAAGGTCCACCAGAGGGCGTTGATCCCGGTCAGTGGGCCCTCGACCAGTACAGGGCATGGAGGGCCGTCCACATGGGGGACGGCCGCACTCCGCCGGTCGGCTCGATGGAGGAGCTGCTGGCGAAGATGCGTGAGGAGCCGTCCGAGTAGGACGGCATCGGAGAAGGAGAAGAGACGTGGCTGCGAAGAAGCCGAGCCAGCCCTGGAAGGTCGTGTTCTTCACGGCCGCAGCGCCGCTCCCGGAGAAGAAGTTCCGGTCCCAGGCGGCGATGCACCGGGCGATCAACGGTGAGCGCGACCTGATCCGCGAGGGCTCCAGCCGGGTGGTGCGGGCCACCGCCTTCCAGTGGGACGCGGTGGCGGGCCGGTGGATGACCTTCGAGCGGTACCCGCTGAAGGCCGAGGTCGACGCCGAGGCGGGGTCGGAATGAAGCTGGCCGTCGCACTGATGTCCCTCACGGAGGGATCGAACACGGTCTACGTGTCCCGCAGGGCCCGGCGCTTCCATGAGGACCCGGAGTGCCCGGCCCGTGGGGCTGGCCACATGATCTTCGCGTGCCGGTGCGGCGACCCGTACTGCGGCTGCGCCGGAGAGAAGCCTCCGGCCGCCGAGGCGATCTCGATCGACCAGGCGGCGATCCGCGACCTGGAGCCCTGCGCCGTCTGCTACCCGCGATTCCAGGAGATCGCGGTCCAGCTCGTCTCCGACGACGACTTCGGCCACCGGCCGGTCGACGAGTACGGGGCGAACCGGGCCAACGTGAGCCGGAAGGTCTGCGCCCGGTGTATCGACTGGAAGTGGGTCAAGGTCCGCAACCAGGACACCGGGTCCGACGAGATGTACCGCATGGGCCGACGCGTCTCCTGGCCCTGTGTGAGCGCCCAAGTCCTGAACATCGCACCCCGCCAAGAGGAGTGGATTTCGTGAGGCAGTACGCGAGGGGTTACCTGGCCTTCTGCGTGAAGGTCGGCAGCCACTTCAAGGAACTCCTGGAGGAGAAGGGCGCGCTGCGCGAGTACAACGCGGAGACCGGCGCCGACCTCGGCTACCTGGAGGCAGGCAGCTACGGCAACCAGGAGCTGTTCATCACCACGTACTGCGAGAGCGCAGAGCCCCTGAAGCCCAAGCCGGTCGACGTGGCCGACTTCACCGAGGAGCAGATGGCGGTGTGGCGCGGCCAGATCCAGCGCTTCATGCGGCAGGCCGAGATCCCGCCGGTCAACGCGATCGGTTTCCGGATCATCGCGGACCTGGACAACTGATGGGTGCGGCGGAGGAGATCCGGCGGGCCGGTCTGAAGCTGCGCCGGGCGTACCGGAGGGCCAGCGGAACGAACTGGTCGGTCGCCGTTGAGAAGACGCCCGAGGACGATCTCGTGATCGGCGTGGTCGACGAGAACGACGAACTGGTCATGGGCGACTGCGTCGGGAACTCCGAGAACTGGATCCAGGACGAAGACGCGGAGTTCATCGCGCTGATGGATCCGGCGTTCGCGAAGACCGTCGTCGACCTGCTCGACATCGCCGAGTACAGCATCGACCGTCTCGGGGAAAGCGACCCGCTGATCGAGAAGATCGCGGGCATCGCACGGAAGATCAACGAGGAGAAGAAGTGAGCAGCACGGAGCCGCTGAAAGTCGGCGACGTCATCCACGGATTCGCCCAGGGCGCCTTCGGGCGCGACCACTACGACTGCGTGAAGATCGAGGCGGCCGGAACCGACTGGATCGTGGCCCGTGACGCCGACGGTGACGTGTCGTTCGCCAGTGGCGAGAGGAGTCTGCGGCACCTCATCATGGTCCGCGACGAGGACACCTGCCCGGAGGACGAGTGCCCGGTGGAGAAGAGGCCGGTGGGGCTCACCGTTCCGGGTGGCTGGTGACGTGAAGATCCACGAGATCCGCGAGGGCGGAGAGGTGACGGAGTGCTGCGGCGTCCCGTCCCTCTCCGTTCCCTCCGGGGACCTGCTCACCGAGCACCCCGAGATCGTCACGTGCGACCTCCGCGTGCCCCGCTGTCCCGACTGCAAGGGCGAGGCGGGCTATCTCGGCATGAGGACCGAACCGCCGCACTTCGGTGTCGGCGAGGCGGCCATGTTCATGAAGGTCGATCCCTGCGCGCATGACTTCCGCGTGAGGGTCGGAATCGATTCGATGATCAGACTGGAGAAGGTGGCGGAGTGAACGAGGCGATGGAGCATCTTGCCGAGGAGTTCATGGGGCTGCTGAAGCAGGCGTCCCCGAAGAGCGCCCGGCACCTGAACCTGGACCAGGCGGAGAAGGTCGTCTCGGATCTCCTCCAGGACGCGGCGACGGAGCAGTGGCTGGCCGAGCAGGTCGCCCAGATCAAGATCAAGGCCGCCGATTTCCGCAACGGCGCGTCGATGGACCTGGAGCCCGCACGGGACTTCGTGGCGATCTGGGTGGGTGTCTGCCGTGGGCTGATCCAGGACGGGCCGAACTACTCGGAGACCGCCATGGACCTCCTGCCGAAGGTCGGCTCGAAGGTGGAGATGGGCGTCAAGCTGGCCGAGGATCCGCGCGAGCGCTACATCGTCACCGTCCAGCGCGACGAGCCCGGGAAGCTGACCCCGCACCAGGCGCGGATGAAGGCCGAGACCGAGCGCGACGACCTGGTGAAGGCGGTCTGGAAGTGGATCTCCGACGTGAACGACGGAGCCGGGTACGACACGGGCGACCTGGGCTGGACCCTGGAGCAGATGGGCTTCCCGGCTCCCCCTGACGAGGAGGAGTGATGAAGAGGATCGTCAAGCGGTGCCGCAGGTGCGGCTGGGTGAAGGTCTTCACCCCGCTCGGTCCCCAGTGCGGCTGCACCTACTGAGAGAAACAGGAAGGGAGAAGGAAGTGAATGTGCTCCTGAAGGGCGTCGTGGGCTCCACGGCCTACGGGCTGAACCACGACAGTTCCGACGTGGACTACATGGGTGTTTTCGCGGCACCCACCAACGAGGTTCTGGGCCTCGGAAAAATCCAGGAATCGGTGGTCACGAAGGACCCCGACACGACGATGCACGAGGTGAAGAAGTTCGTCACGCTCTGCCTGAACGGCAACCCGTCGGTCTCCGAACTCCTGTGGCTCGACGCGTACGAGGCGATCTCGCCGCTCGGTGACGAGCTGACCGGGCTGCGCCGCTCGTTCCTGTCGGCCAAGAAGGTGCGCGACTCCTACCTCGGGTACGCCACCAGCCAGTTCGAGCGACTGAAGAACCGTGGCGACGGCAGCTTCTCGGCCGACACCCGCAAGAGGACGGAGAAGCACGCCAGGCATCTGGTGCGCCTGGTCGAGCAGGGTTTCCACCTGTACCGCTCCGGCGAGCTGATCGTGAATCTGCGCAGCAACGCCAGCGAGATCGACCCGGACTGGGTGTTCCAGATGGGCAGGCAGATCGCGGACGACCCCTCGCGGGCGGAGGAGTACATGCGCCGGGCAGAGGCCCGCTTCGACTCGGCGAAGGCCGCCATCATCGGCGATCCCGACGTGGCGGCCGTCGAGCGCTGGCTTCTCCGGGTGCGCCGCGCGGACTGGGGGCTGAGCTGATGATCCTCCCGCGCGCGACGGGGTGGGAATTCCGCCTCTCCGACGACGGCTACACGATGGCCTTCTACGACCCGGGGAACGGCCCGTGGTTCGTGCCGGTGGCCAACATGCAGGGGCGGTTCTACAGCCCTGGCGACCTCGACAGCATGAAGGACCACAACGGCCGGAAGATCGACTGGGTGAGGTTCCTGCCCACCGACAAGGCCGCTGCGGAAGTGCTCAGGGTGATCGCCGAGTGGGCCGACGGGGAGCCCGCCGACAGTGACGCGGTTGCCCGCCTCGCGTACCAGCTCGGCCGCAAGGGATACCGCATACCGGAACCGGGTGATGAGGATGAATGACCAGCGGAGACTTCAGGTCGAGGTACGCCAGCTCAAGGTCGCCTTCGAGGTTCTGACCGTGGCCTACGAGGAGCTGCACAGCACGGGCGAGATGAGCAACCCCCGGCTTGCCGCCGCCGCGCTGCACGAGGTGGACCGGATGGTCACCTCACTGGGTGTGGCCGGTCTCGACCGGATGTCGTACGACGGAAGCCACGTGAACGAGCTGATACGGCGCGGAGTGGAGAAGGAGCAGGCTGATGGACAACGATGAACTCGACCGAAAGTGGCCCGTAAAGCCGGACTGCACCCGGGACCGGCTCCTCTACCTCCTGGACGTCTTCAGTGAGGAGCCCGATTCGACGGTCGTCTCGAAGCGGCTGGACGAGGCGGCGCTGACCCTGCCTGGCCTCTTCGTTCCCGACGCTCCGCTGACCCTCGGCGACCTCCGCATCCTCGCTGATGTGGCAGTGCGCGGAGAATACGCGCTCGACGGCGAGGCGGGTTCCGAGATCGAGGTGGGGGATGAGTGACCTGCCGGAGATCGAGGAGACGGACGAGCTGGCGGAGGCGCGTCGGGAGCTGGCTGAACTGAGGACAGCCCTGTTTGTCAACGGCCTCGATCTGGTGGATTTCCGTCAGCTCGTCGAGGCGGTACGCCTTCTGGATGCCGAGATCGTCGCCGCGATTCACAGGCACCGGATTTCCGAACTCTACCCGTACTTCCCGGAGAGCTTCCAGCCGGAGGAGGACGGATACGAGGCGGCAGAGAAATGGCTTCGAGCCGAACTTCCGATGGAGTGGGATCTGTGATCGAAGAGGAAAAGAGCGAAGCGTCGGAGACGGACTCTGAGGAGACCGCCGAGGTGCCCCTTCCGGTCGACGAGAAGGGCACCATGGAGGAGGCCGAACTGGCTCTCGCTGACGTCAGGTCGGCGCTCGAATCGGTCGGCAGGGTCATCAACGTCCTGGTCTCCGAGTTCCAGCGTCTGGAGAAGCTGGTGGCCGGTGATGACGACTCGGTCGTTCACGGCTGCCCGCCCGACGGCAGCGGGCTGACGCCGTGCTGCCACCGGAGCCCCATCGACCTTCCCCTGACGGAACGCATCTCGCTCGACGGTTCCGAGGTCACCTGCAAGGGCGCTGCGGCGCAGGACTGAAGGACGTGACGCGTGACAGGTCACCAGAAGAAGGCGCTCGTGCGCTTCTGTTCAGCTCTCGGCTGCGTTGCCGTGGGCGTCTTCTTCGGTGCCGTCTCGTTGTGGCTCATGTCGTTCCTGGCGCTCTACTCCGCCACGTTCTTCCTGTGGTCCGGATTCCGAAACCTGAAAAGGCATGAGCGGATTCGGCGCGAAGTTGAGTGGTGGCGCAGGGCGAAGGATGGTGTCGAGCAGGATCCTCTGAATCCCTGCTGTGTTGAGTTTGGTGAGACTGGATTTCTGCACGATGAGCAGAAGTGCACTCGCTACAGGTATGGAAGACCAAGGCCGATCTCGAAAGAAGAGCGAGAAGAGATCGACAAAGCCTGGAGTGAGATAATCGCTCACTTCTATGATCAGAGCTGAAGGGAAATTCGTGGAGAAGTACAAGGCCACTGCGGTGAAGAGTGGCCAGTGGTGGGCGGTCACCGTTCATGACGTCCCTGTCGACGGCCCGGCCGTGACGCAGGGGCACAGCAGGACCGAAGCCGAGGACATGACGGTGGACATGCTGTCCCTGCTCCTCGGGCACCGCGACTTCACGGTGGAGATCGACTTCCAGGAAGAGGGCGACGGGTAGCCTGCGCCGCGCGGTGTCGATGGGCCCAGAAAATCCGGAAGCCCCCGCCGGGGCGGGGGCTCTTCGGAAAGGAGAAGAAACGTGGCCGTGACGGAGTCCGGGGACTCGCACAAGGACGGTTCCTTCTTGGGCGGGGAGGATGAGTCCTCGCCACGTCTCTAAGATACCCGACCTACTGGGCATTGCGCCAGCGTGCCGGGCTGCACAACGCGAAGAGGGCCCCCCGGTCGCACATCGGGGGACCCTCTCGCTGCCCGGCAGGAACGGAGACCGGGCAGGGGGCGGTCGGGATCAATCCCGGGTCACCCGCCGCCCGGCTTCACCGGTTCAGGAACCCGAGGGTCCCGCCACCGAGCCGCCGCCGATGGAGGCCATGGACAGCGCCGCCTCCTGGCCCGTGCCGTTCGACACCGCGACCGCCGACGCGTCGATACCGGCGGCGCCGATGATCGAGCGAACGCGGTACTGGATGTCGTCGTGGGAGAACGAGCCCTCGAAGGCGTTGATCTCGCCACCGCCGAGCGCACGGCCCGTGTCGCCCATCACGCGGACCTCGGGGGTCTCGTGCCCGCGCAGGAACGCGGTCACGATGGCCGGGCCACGCTCCGTCTGGCCACCGGCCGGAACCAGGTACCAGGTCGTCGCGGCGTTCGCCGAGGTGTCGATGAGCGGCAGCCACGGGGACTCCACGACCGTGAAGCGACCCGCGACCGGCGAGGAGACGTTCTGGCGCATCTCCGTGCCGTCGGGCAGCGAGCGCACCCGCAGGTACGTGGTGCTCTGGGCGATCTCCTGCGCCGTGAGCGCGAGGGCGGGCGGCACCAGGAGTACGAAGTTCTGCACCCGGACCTGGCGGCCGTTGACCTGCCGCATCCCGATGTAGTTGATCGCGTGCTCCAGGGCGTCCAGCGTCAGCGGCGGGTTGCCGGGGACGTAGTTGCCCGCAGGGGCCTGGCCGCCGAAGTCCTCGGTCGTGTTGAAGAAGTCGGGGTTCGGGCCGGTCGAGGTGGCCAGAACGCCGGTCGTCAGCACGTCCTCGGTGTCACGCGCCCAGCGTGCCATCTCCGTGGGGAGCTGCTGGAGGACCCGCAGCTCGTCGTTCATGAACGCTTCCCACGAGAAGGGGAACCTGGCTCCGTACTTGTTGACGAAGTAGTCCATCCCTTCCGTGGTCAGGTTGAACGTCGGGTACTCGGTCAGCTCCGGGATGCGGGGCAGGGCCCGGACGTGACGCTCGGCGCCGCCGTTGTAGTCGGTCGTCTGCGACTGACCGCCGACCGTGTCCCAGCGGACCATGCGGGCCGGACGGAAGTCCGGAACGGTGGTGCGCACCGAGAACGTCGGCCACTGCTGCGGCAGCTCGGCGTACTGGCCGAGCATGGACGCCTGCGAGATCGACTGGAACAGCAGCGGGAAGTCGCCGCTGGAGACGGCCTCGCGCAGTCGGCCCATCGCGACCGGCGAGCCGAACTCCGCCTCGCGCTTGAGGCGCAGGAACTCGACGGCCTTGTTCATCTTCAGCAGACGGGCGTCGGCGTTCTCGCGGATCGCGACGCGACGCTTGCTGTGGGCCTCGGCGATGCGCTCGAACTCGGAGTTCGTGGTCGCCTTGATTCCGTCGAGGAGGGTGATCGCGCTCATGTCTCAGATTCCTCCCTTCAGGAACCGGTGGCCGTCTTGTCGGCCACGGTGTTGGTGTCGCCCGGCACGGGCTGGACGACTCGGACGATGGGGACACCTGCGGTGGTCTGGCCGACGATCACACCGAACCACCCGTCGCCCACGGAGTTGGCGACCAGCGTTGCGCGGGTCGTGCCGACGGCGACGTTGATGCCGACCGGCGTGCCGGAGCCCATGGTCTCCGCGTCCCAGCCGGTGACCGGGAAGGCGAAGGCACCCGTGAGGGCGACCGAGGCCCAGCCGGGCTCCAGGGAGTTGGCGCGGTTGCTGGTCTGCGTGACCGTGGTCGAGCCGATCGTGTAGGAGACCGGCTTGCCGCCGACCTCCTGCGCGAAGCCGACGATGGAGCCGATCTTGACCGGGTCGCCCGGCAGGGTCGGGTCGTCGTTGACCGCCGGGTCGCTTCCCCGGAGCGGCAGCGGAAGGGAGATCCAGTCCGCGTACTTGAAGATCTCGTTGGTGGCCATCAGTAGGAACCTCCGCCCAGCAGGCTGCGGATCTCGGCGAGATCGCTGTCGGCCGACGTGGAGGAGAGGACCGAGGACTCCGTCAGGCCGAGGCCGGAGGTGTCACGGTTCTCGGCGAGCGCGCCGCGCTCGGTCTCCCGCCTGAGCTGCTTCAGGTACTCGCGCTCGTGGGTGATCGCCTCGTGCAGGTCCTGGTCCGGACGGTAGGACTGCGCGATGCGGATCATGGAGGGAAGCGGCAGCTTCGCCTCCAGAAGTTCGGTGAGGACGTCACCGGTCGTCTTGCTCTCCTTGAGCGCCTTGTCGGCGGTCTCGGCGCGGTCGCGCAGGAAGGTGATGGCCTCCTGGAGCTTCACGTTCTCGCGCGTCTGCTTCTCCGCTTCGCGGCGCGACTCCTGGAGCTGCTGCGCCATGCGGGCCACGTCGACGGAAAGCTGCTCGACGCGGTCGGAGAGGGTGTCCTTGAGGGCGGCCACCTCGCTGAGGAGGGCGCCCGTGCCGATGGTGGACGGAATCGCGGCTGCACTCGCGGCCGGGGCGGCGGTGCTCGCGGTCTGCTCGGCCGGAGGGGACTCCGGCGTGGCCGACTCGGTCATGGTGACGAGCCTTCCTCCCGCTCCAGCGCGGGTGACGAGGTCAACAGAGAGGCCCTGTTCGATGCTGCGCACAATACGCTGCCCCGAAGCGGTCTCTTCGATCTGGCCTGCGGCGCGGATCGAAAGTCCGATCACGCTGTGCAGTTCCTTCGCGATCGGCTTGGCCTTCTCCGTGAACTGGATCCGGGAGAAGAGCCCGCGTCCCTCAGATGTCTCTTCGAAGGTCGCGTCGTCGAGAAGGTATCCGGCGATTTTGAGGACGCTGCGCTCCGGAAGGTCCATCTCCTCGGTCCCCGAGGGGTGGTCGAAGTAGATGTGTGTTCCGGCGGGAAAAGCGCGAGCGCCGTCCCGCTTGAGCACATCAGCGGGATAGTACCCGCTGGACCCCTGGACGTCGGCAGCGATGAGGAGGGCCCGCCAGATGCCCTTCTCGGAGGACTGCTGGTCTGCGGAGAGGACTGCGGATTCCCGCAGCGTTTCCTTGGACATGAGCCCCCTCACTGATCAACGATGAGCACAGCGTAATAGCATCCGGGGTCAAAAGTCCCGGTGAGGTGCTATGAAGTTGATTCGTCGCGCAGTTCGTGGTCGCCGTAGGACATGGGTTCCGGCTGCTTCGGTGCCATGGTTGAGCGCGAGTTTCCCGCCTTCAAAGGTGCGGGGGCCCCGGGACCACCGGTTCCTGTCGTGCCATTTTCTCCGGAATTACCGGAGGTTTCCGAGGAGTTAGAAGCCGGTGCGTTCGGCTGCTCTCCCTGGCCGTTTCCTCCCGTCACATAGGGAAGGTCTTCGACGTCGGGCGCTTCGCGGTCGAAGTCCTGCCACTTGTCGCCCCATGCGTCGACCACCATCGCCCTCGCCTCGTCGGCGGAGAACAGGCCGAGCCGGATCGCCATGTCGAGCGCCTGGAGGCGTCGGTGCACCGGTTCCTCGGAGATCTCGGGCCATCGCAGGCGCACCTTCAGGCCCAGCGTCTTGAAGATCTCCCGGAACATCTCGTCCATGACCTTCTGCCTCGCCTGCATGACGAGGACCGTGGAGGTGTCCAGAGATGTTGCTGCCGCGTTGTTCGCGATTGACGGGTCTTCCAGAAGCGCCGGAAGAGGTACGTCGAGCGCCGCCGCGATCATCGCCGCGAGAGGGCGCCCAGCGTCGAAGTCGACCTTCGTGTTGCCGCCGACGGCCGACAGATCCTGACCGGCACCCAGTACGGCGGAAGCGCCGATGTTCAGGGGCTGCCCCGTGGCCGGGTCGGTGCGCGGAGCCTGTGCCATGGCGGCGGCGGTGCGCCGCACGGAACGCGAGCGGTCCGATGTGACCTTCCAGGCGAAGCGGGCGTACGCCTTGGTCAGCGTGGAGCAGTTCTCCAGGTACTCCTTGTACGCCTTGGTCCACCAGACGGCGGGCAGTACGTCGGGGATGCCCCAGCGCCATCCGGTAAGCCGGTTGAAGGGGACATGGACCATCACCTTCGTGTGGTCCACCTGGTCTCCGGCGATCTGCGCCGCGCCGCGATTCCTTCCCAGTGCCCGGACTCCGGCGGGGGTCGGGTACCAGACGTCGCGGAACGAGAACCCCGCCCGGGTGGAGCCGCCGGATGCGCCTTCCCGGTCCGACCGCATCCAGGTGCGCCCGCGTGCCGCAGCTTTCGGTGCACTGATGGGATTCAGCTCGATGTTCGCCTCGAAGTCCAGCTCCAGATCCCAGTCGTTCCAGGTACGCCGGATGTAGAGCAGGCGTTCCCGGTTTCCCTTCTGGCTCACACCTTCGGTGATCTCCTCGAAGGGGACCCGCAGCACCTCCTTGGTCCTCCGGTCCACGAGGAAGAAGAGGTTGCCGTCGGTGCCCGAGGTGCGTTCCAGTTCGAGCTGAGCCAGGGTGCCGGTCAGAACCTCGTTGATTCCGTCGGGAAGCTCCGGCTCCAGGTTCACCGTCCTCGGGCGCCCCGGGCCCTGGATGAACTCCTTCGGCACCACGGAGACACCGGAACCCCATACGTAGCCGGTGCGCACGCGCAGGCCCCTGCCGACGAGCGGGTTCACGGTGGCGACGGCCCGGCACAGCTCGCTCGCATGATGCAGGGCGTCGAGAGTGAAGGAGTTGGCGCTGTCGGAGAGCCCCATCAGCGGGCGCCAGCCGATGTCCTCCAGAGCGAGCTGGGCGCGGCCGAACTCGCCAGCTTCCCGCATTTCGTCCGAGACGACACCCATCAGCTCTTCGTTCCGAGCTTCGAGATTGCTCACGAGAGTGTGCATTTCCGTGAGCGTCATCTCTTCGAGGGGCTTCTGCATCGACATGCGATCACCTTAACCGTTCGTTTGACCTGGCGACCTGGGGTTGCGCGAGGAGTTGCCCCTGGATTGGCGCACCCTTTCCGCCAGGGCGATGGCATTGTCGCAGGAGTCCGCCAACTTCTTCAGCGCTGACGTGCGAAGAGGTGAATCCGGCCCGGACATCAGCATGTTCGCGAGTTCCACGTACTTCCGACCCAGGATCCCGCCCTCCGCCGCGCGCATGACGATCCTGCGGCGTGCCGCCTCCGCATGGTCGTACACAGCCGCCTCCTTCAGTTCCGTGCACGCGCTGCACCTGGAACTACAGCTCACGTTGAGGATTCCGTCAGTAGGGCGAGATCATCTCTTCCATCAGGTACTCGTCGTCCTCGACGAGGGAACCGGCCAGGGTCTCGGCGCTCTCGCTGAGCACGTCTCCCTGCCTGAGACCTTCGGCCACCGGGGCGACCGCGTAGGCGATGGCGTCGGCGAAGTCGGGGGACTTGCCGTACTCCTTGCGCATGTCCTCCTTGGAGGCGATGAGCAGACGGCCGTTCTTGATCGAGTAGAAGACCATCTTCAGGTCGTCGGAGATCAGCTCGTCCTCGTCCACCAGCTTCACCGAGCCGTTGCGCATCTTCTGGCGAAGCTGCTCGAACCAGTACGCGCGGGCGTTGTAGAAGCCGTAGACCGAACCGCCGACGTCGGCCGGAGGAGTGGCTGAACCATGCATCTCGTAGACCGTGAACCAGGGCTCCGGCAGAAGCGTCGCGCGGGCGTTGAGGGTGTCGACGACACCAGCACCCAGACCGACGGCGTCCACGCGGATCTCCACCCAGGGCGCCTTGCGCTCGTCCTTCAAGCGCTCCGCGATCTGGAGCACCTTGTGTGCCGAGGACACGGTGTCGGTTCCCGACCAGCTCTCCTCGATCTGCGCGGTCACCCCGGAGTACGAGGCCACCACCGTCTTGTCTGAGCCGAAGCGCGCGACGTCGACACCCAGTCGCAGGATCGAATACAGGGAAGGAGTCGGCGGCTCGTCCACGGCGTCGGCCACCAGCGAAGGGGAGAACAGCGACGACATGCTCTGCTCGGGGAACTCGGCCAGCACCTTCGAAATGTAGCGGGGGTCCTTCTCGCCCCAGTCGTCCTTCCGCTCCGCGACCCAGTCCCGGGAGACCAGGACTTCGTTCAGCAGACGGGGCACGGGCTCCCCGGTGAAGTTCGGCGTGGAAGACGCCGGAATGGAGATCCTGTGCCAGAGGTGAGAGGTCTTCGGTTCGGTGAAGTTCTTCCCGAAGTCAGTGTTGCGGTCGTCGGGGTTCCCGATGGCCAGGATCCGGCAGCCGATGTTCGTGGTGATGGCCTCGACGCCGGTCCAGATTTCCTCCGGCACGCCGCAGTTCCCGGACCAGAGGGTGTAACCCTTCCGGCGGGTCAGCAGCATCGCCTCCGGCGGTACTGAGGCGCAGTACACCAGACCGTCGTAGTCGATCTTCTTGAGATTCTGCGGATAGAACTTGATCTTCGAATCCTCGTGCGGACGCGTGATGACGTACCCGTCTACAGACGAGGTCGCCACGTGCGAGCCGAAGTCGGATTCCCTGCCAGCCAGGTCCCGCTTACGGACGACCGACGGCTTGCCGGTCTTCAGGATCATCTCCTGGAGGTCGTTGGCCATCTGCGGAGACGAGGTGTAGATGATCCCCTGCCCCTGCTTCTCGTAGCCGTCACCCTCCAGGTACGAGTCGAGCAGCAGGCCAATCTGTCGGGCACTCGCCATGCGGGCGTAGGCGGGGACGCGCTTCTTCAGGCAGTTCTTGCCGAACTGCCCCAGATGCCGAGCGAGCTGCGTGTTGTAGACATGCACCTGACGTTCGGTCCGCTTGGGGCTGAAGCCAAGTCGGACGAGCAGGTCAAAGATCCGCTGTTGAGCCTCGGGGGCGTCCTGGCTGATCCCGATTCCGTCGGCTCGCTTACCGTGGCTCTTGATCAGATGTCCCTCGCTCAGGTACCACCCGAGGAAGGTCATCCAGTCATCCATCTCGACGAAGCGCGCGGGGAAGAACTTTCGTTCGCTTCGCACCTCGGGCAGCTCGAACTTCTCCTGGTCGGGTGCAGTCCAGGAGATCGTTTTCTTCATGTACTTGTCGGTCTTGCCGACCAGCTCTTCCATCGGGGCCTTGCGCCAGAAGGTGTCCCGGTTGTGCGCACGGCCGTGGAAGTACATGTCGTGATCAGGGGTGACGCAGAAGTTCGCGCCCTTCGCCTCGTACAGGTACATCGGACCGGCGTACGGCTTCTTCACGATCTTCTGTGGCTTCCGATAGGTCGCTTCGTGGGTCTGCTGGTCCATCGTCAGCAGCTCCTCGTCGCCCGTGAGGTCAGCGAAGAGCTTCCAGCCGTCGTCGGTCATCACCTCGGTCTGATCGTCATGGCACGCCTCGTCCAGGAGAGCCAAAACGTACCTGCGGTGGATGCCGTGGAAGGAGTGGCGGTCGCCCTTGGCTGGCTTGCGCCCGAAGCCGACGATCTGACCGTCCCCCAGCTTCCATTCGTCAGCCTGAGTCACGCGTCCCGGCATCGGGTACTGCCCGCGCGAGGCGTTCGAGTGGTGCTTGCGGATCTCCTCCCAGAGAATCTTGTTGACCTGGGCGTAGGTCGGAGCGGTGCTCACCACTATGGCCTGGCCGGGCGGCTTCGTCGACACCCACCAGCAGGCGAGCACCGAGGCGATCATCGAGTTGTGAGTGGGGATGCCCCGCTCCCCGCACAGGTAGAGATGGTCGGGCGAGTCGACCTGGATGCACTGGACGTCGCGCTCCCCGACGGGCGTCACGGCAGTGATGCGCCAGCCGTCGTCACCCCAGGAGCCCTGCGTCAGCAGTAGGTGCGAGAGTGCGAGAGCGCGCTGATTCGCGTCGGGCAGCAGAGTGGGCGCGTGAGAGCCCATCAGGGCCAGGTGGTGTGAAGTGATCCCGTGGTCCTTCCTGCGATGCAGGATCGTGCGCACCCCGGCACCGGTCAGCTTGGCGCGGATCTCCGCGAGGCCTTCCGGCTCGCCATTGCGGGTCCGCCACAGAAGTGACGTGCGGCCGGAGGGATCGAGGCAGCCGCGCTCCCTGATCTGCTGAAGCACTTCCTCGTCGGGCTCCCACGTGGATCCACGGAGAAGGATTTCCGGCATCCGGCCGGGAACGACGGCCGAACCCCTGCGCATCGCGGCGATCTGCCTCGTGCTGAGCATCTTCGCCTTGTGCATCCACAGGCCCGTCTCCACGGGCACTCCGGCCCGGTCGGACCGAAGCTGGACATCCGCCTGGGACTGGAGGTCCAGAACGGGCCATACGTGATCGCCGGACGCGATGATCTCCTCGCAGGCTCCCCCGCGCTCCAGGCGCACGCGATAGCTGTCGGCCTTGTGCTCGCCTGTGGTGGCAATGACCTCGACCGTTGAGCCGTCGGACCCCAGCACCTTCATGCCGGGCGAGATGTCCCCCATGCGCACCGGCCCGGACGGCGTGTGCACAAGCTCGTCGAGCCCGAGTGCCTTTCCAGTGCCGTGACACGAGGCGACGACCGTTCGCTTGTTCTGGATCAGCGACTGGCAGATCTCCTGCTGCTTGCTCCAGAGGTGGACGCCCAGAACGTCCTTCGCCCAGCCGACCGGATCGTTCACCCATCCGGCCTGTCGCGCCTGGTTCCGGAAGTACGCCTCAGCCTCGGAGGCGATCCGGTCTTCCTGTGAGGACATGCCGTTCCTTTCTACTGCGACGCGTACAGCATTCCTCACGGGGGAACGTTTTAGGTAACCTTGTGATGCCCCAGCCGTGCAGCACAGTGCAGCGCGGACTCCACTTCCACGGGGCTGAGGACTCGCGGGGACCCGGCTTGAACGCCGGGTCCCTCTTCATTGAGGGGGTTTGCCATGGACGACCTGGGGCGCGTTGCCTACGAGGCGTACGGGGACAGCGTCAACTGGACCACTTTCTCCGGCGAAAAGATGCCCTCTTGGGGCGAGCAGAACGACCGCCTGAAGCAGGCGTGGAATGCTGCTGCCCAGGCCGTGGAACGGTGGGTGCGCGGGGAGTGATGAGTTCCCTGAACTGCCTGATCTCAATCCGGCTTTCCTTTTCAGGCACTGTGTGCCATCCTCAAAAACATGAGGAATAGGTTCCCGAAACCATGTGGCATCTGCCAGGGACGGGTACCGGCCGGAGAGGGCAACGTCCAGGGGTCGCACGCATCCGGCTGGACCGTCACGCATGACGTCTGCCCGAAGAGCAGGATCCGCCACGGGCACGCCCAGGCGTACGCCCGTCGCATCACCAGGATGCTGCGCCACAAGGGCTCCACCGCCGACGACATCACCGAGGCCCTGAACGGTCTCGCCGCACTCATGCGCACCGGATGGATCAGCCGTGAGAGCTGCGAAAAGATCATCCTGCGGACCCCGGCGTTCAGCGACCTCGACCGTCTCCAGGTCGAGGAGATCCTGACGTACCACCTCTCCGAGGAGGGGACGCGCTGCTAGGAGGGCAGCCCCAGCTTGTCCAGCAGGTCGAGGAGGACGCCCTTCGGGTCGTCCTCCTCCTGCGTTTCCGAGGACCGCAGGGCGTAGGAGGCGAGGTTCAGCATGACCTTCCTGTGGCAGGGTTCGCACTGCCCGCAGGGGACGTCACCGCATGCCCGCGCGATCGAAATGGTTCCGGGAAGAGCGATGTCCACCAGTTTCTCCGTTTCCGTTGGACTTGAAATTGGCCTAGGTCGTGTGATCTGATGGAAGAAGAAGCCCACCCCCTTCGGAAGGGAAGAAGAGCAGGATGAACAAGAAGACCATCGCGGCCGGTGCAGCCGCCGCAGCTCTCGCTGGAACCATCGCCCTGGGCGGCACCGCCGCCGCCGACTCCTGCAAGCCCGGCCAGGTGCAGACCGCCTACGGCTGTGGCGACGTGACCGGCGAGATCAAGGGCGAGCAGGGCAAGCCCACCGGTATCCGCTCCTTCGTCACCCCGGCGGTCGGCGTCGACTTCCGCGACGAGGACGGCAACAAGACCGGCTCCGGCTTCTACCCGGCCAACTCGTTCGAGTACCTGGGCAAGAAGAAGCAGGGCAAGAACGGCGACGGCGTCCTCATCCTGGTGCGCCAGGAGACGAAGCAGGACAGCCCCACGGTCGTCCAGTCCGGCTACGGCACCATCTACAAGGGCTGGATCCCGGTGAAGTACACCCAGATCCCGTCCATGTTCGACTGACCCGTGCGGGTCACCTGGATGACGCCAGCCTGGCGAGCCGTGGAGGACTCCGACCCCGCGATCCGTGGCCGGATCGAATCCGAGATTCCGGTGATGTTCGCCGATTCGGTTCCGGCCTCGGCCGTCCACCGGTCGATGAACGTGCTCATGGTCGAGCTGCCCTGCGGGGTCGAGCTGGACTTCGAGCGAACCGATGACGGAGTCCGGATCCTCTACGTGGCCTTCTGAACCGGCCGCTTCGCCGTGCATGACGGTGCCTGGACGGTGCGCCACCATGGCGCGTGATACCGCCCGCAGCCGCACCGCCAGCGCGTCATCTCCCACATCACAGCCCCTTCGCTTCGGCCCCGCTCACCAGCGGGGCCGTCGCCCTTTCCGGCCAGTGCCAGGATCCCGGCGTCGCCGATCCGTTCAGGGCCAGCTTCTCGGCGTCGAAGGGAACCCCATGGGCGAACTGCAAGCCCTCCGGATTGAAGACCGTCAGCGATACGATCCCCTGGCCGACGCTGGTCACGGCGGTGACGATGGCGGCCCGGCACTGCGACGGATACTGCTGGACGCCGTCCTGCGGGGCCGAGCCCAGCGAGGTGTAGTGCACGATGCGGCCGACCGAGATGATGTTCTTGCTCACGAGACCTCCTGGACGAGGATGTCCCGCACGTCCCACGGGGTGTTCCTCTGGCGCAGCTTGAAGCTGGCGCCGTCCTCCTTGAGGAAGGGGATGAGGACCCGCCCCTTGCGCACTTCGGGGTGGTTGGTATTCATGTCGTCGCCCATGATGAGGCCGGGTCGCTCGACGAGGTCGAGCGCCAGCAGGTACTCGCGGAAGGTGGAGGCGCCGTCGTTGTCGGCGTCGAGGTAGATGACGTCGAACTTCTCGCCGTCGATCTTCAGCTCGGTCATGGTGCCGACGGAGTCACCCTCGTAGAACTCGCAGATCGCGCCGAGTCCTTCCGAGTCGACCGCCCGGCGGGCCTCCCACGGATCGAGGTCGATGCCGACGTAGGAGCTTCCGGGGTGCTGCTTGAGCAGCCGGGCGAAGGCGAGAGTCGAGTGGCCGTCCCCCTTCAGGTGCTCCTGGTCCGGATTCCTCAGAACGCCGACTTCCAGGACCCTGAGCTTTTTCTTCCCGGTCCGCCCCATGAAAGCGGGCAGTTCTTCGTAGATGATGTCACCGATGGTCGTCACGAGAAGATGGTACCCGAGGGCTGTCAAATCGGGCGTGACGCATCGGGGATGAGTCAGTCGAACTCCTCCATGACGGGCTCCAGCTCGACCGGCCCATCCGTGGAGGAGCCTCCCATCTTCACGATGGCAGCCTTGTTCCTGGCGATGGCGTCGGCCGCCATGGCGGGGAAGACCTCGCCCCACATCTGCTCGACGGCCTCGCGCGACTCCTCGGGCAGCAGCTCGACCACCTTTTCCAGCATGCCCACCTGGATGGCCTCGATCGCCGTGGTGACGAGCTGCGTCTGCGCCTGGGTCAGCCGGATCTGCTCATCGCGCAGCCGGTCCTTCTTCAGGTCCATCAGTTCGGTGATCTCGCGGACCGTCTCGATCAGGTTCTTGGCGTTGCGCCCCTGGGTGAGCAGGTCTCCGGCCATCACCTGCTCCCACAGGGCGCCCAGGATCCTCTCCAGGCGGGCGAGCTGAAGCATGCGCATCTGCACGATGGACATGCTCGTCGCCTGGTTCTCCAGGAAGGCGTTCATCCGCTCGTGAACGGCCTCGATCTCCATCCCGGTCCGGGCGGCGATCTGCGCGAGCGTCATGCCCTGGGCGGCATAGTCCACCATCACCTGCGCGAGCGAGTCGTGCTGGCTCATACCCTCATCCCCTGAACGTCTGATAAACGCCCCGCTCGGGGCGCTACTCCTCGGCTTCGACGGGCCCGATGATCCGGATGCCGCCCTGGTACTGAGGGTGCCTGGCCTGACTGAGGATCTTCTCGAACCAGAGCCTGACGGCCTCCTTCTCCAGGTCCATCACGATGATGATCTCTCGGGTTTCTGCCATGGATCCAGACCATCACGCGATGCTCCGGATTCAGAAGAAACCGGCCTCCGCCACGCGCGGAAGTTCTTGAGATACACCCAGAAGTACGCACCGGCCGAGACGATGAAGCCGTACTGGTCCGTGCTGACGGCGTACGCCAGCCACAGCACCTGTGCCCCCAGGCCCACCGCCCATCCCCAGGGACTCTTCCTTCCGGCCAGCCACAGACCGAAGACGCCGACGGCCGTCAGCACCCAGCTCCACCACTGCAACGCAACGCCCCGTCCTGTTGCCGCGCCGTTCCACGCGCCAACGGAAGTTGTTCGGTCCGGCCCCGGGAAACCGAACCGGTCAGATCGAGATGCCGACCCCAGCCCACGCCTCCTTGACGGCGGGGTTCAGGCCGCCCGAGTGCCGCCAGGTCGCCTGCGCCAGGTCCCGGAAGGTCGATCGCGGGCCGAGGTCTTCCATCGAGCGCCGCCACATGGCTAGCGGGCGCCCCCAGCTCGGCTCCCCGGTGATCTCGCAGAGCAGTGCGAAGGCCCGGTTGGGGATGCCGGAGTTGATGTGCACACCGCCGTTGTCGGCCCGAATCTTCTTGTACTGGTCCATGTGGCCGGGCTGCGGGTCGCGCCCGAGCACGTCGTTGTCGTAGGCGGTGCCCGGGTTCAGCATGTGCCGGACCGCAGAGGCTCCGTCGAGCAGAATCTCCTCGCCGATCCGCCAGTCCTTCGGGTCGTCCTTGACCCACTGCTGGATGGTCGCGCCGAAGACGTCGGCCAGGTGCTCGTTGAGCGCCCCGTGCTCGCCTGAGTAGATCAGCTTCGGGCCCAGCGACACGAAGGCGTGCCCCAGTTCGTGGGCGGTGATGTCCAGGGCGTTCGTGAAGTCCCCGAAGATCTCCCCGTCGCCTTCGCCGAAGACCAGGTAGGAGCCGTTGAAGAAGGCGTTGGCGTAGCCACGGCCGTAGTGCACGACCCCGTCGGGGAACTCGTCGATACCGAAGAGCTGCTGCATCAGGTAGGAGTAGCCACGGATGCGTTCGGCCGCCTCGTCGTTTCCGTGCTGGATGAGTGAGCCCGGAATGGCGGTCCTGTTGGCGGCGGTGTAGACGCGGATCGGACCGGCCGGGGGAACGGCGCTCTCGCGCGCCGCCCGCAGCGTGGTGTCGACCTTGATGCCGGACCGGAAAGACTTGTCGGTCTCGGCTACTTTCTTCGACATGTGCGGGGGAATGAAAGTGCAGATCATGTCGGCAGTCTACGGCCGCATGAGATCCTTGTCCCTGCGCTGCGTCCCGCACAGGGAAGCATGCGCGTTCTGCTGACCGGACAGAAGCGGAGAAGGAGAAGACGTGCAGGACGTGGAACCCAAGGTGTACCTGGTGAGCGCACCGGCCCTGGACTACGAAGCGATCGAGCAGTACCTGAAAGACGTCGGCGGCGAGAGCTGGCTGGAGCGGATCGACGAGGACGACGATCCGCAGAACCTGGTCGAGTTCGCGGGGCGGTTCTGCTACCGGAGCTGGGAACCCGGACTGAACCCGAACGTGACGAGGATCCGGACCGACCAGGCGAAGTACATGGAGAACCTGCTGGCCTCCCGGCACGGCTCGGTCCTGGAGCACGCGCAGTTCACCTTCGCCCTGCACCACGTGTCGAGGGTCTTCACGCACGAGCAGGTCCGACACCGCGTCGGCACGGCCATCTCCCAGGAGTCCCTGCGTTTCGTGCGTCTGGACGACATCCCGTTCTGGTTCCCCGAGTGGGCACACGGGGACGACGAGCTGATGCGCCGTGCGATGGGCCTGCTGGCCGAGATGGAGCAGTTCCAGAACTGGATGGCCGGACGTTTCGGTCTCGACGAGTCCGGCGTTCCGTTCGCCGAGAAGAAGGCGAAGACCTCCTTCATGCGCCGGTTCGCACCGGAGGGTGTGGCCACCGGCATGGTCTGGAGCGCGAACATCCGCACCCTGCGGCACACCATCGAGACCCGCACGGCGGCCGGGGCCGAGGAGGAGATCAGGATCGTCTTCGACCAGATCGGCCGGATCATGCGCCAGGAGTGCCCACTGCTGTTCGGCGACTACGAGGTCAACGACGCGGGCGAGTGGATCCCGGGCTGGAGGAAGGTGTGAGTCCCTGGCTGCTCCTGCTGCTGGCCTGCGCGATCGGCGCGGCATCCGGCGTCGTCTCCTCGCTGCTCAGCGAGAAGGCCATCCGCGCTCACGGGCGGGCGCGCTACCGCAGGGAAACTCTGGGGGACCTGTGAGGATCTACGAGGGTGAGGTGCTGGTCGTCGCTGGTGACGCCCTGCTGAACGCGAAGGCGCACCTGCTGGAGGAGTCCGGCTTCTGGGGCGGCTTCCTGACGATGCGGTCTACTGCGGGCGCCGAGCTGGTCATGGATGCGCACCACAACAAGCGCTTCCTGACCTTCGACGCGGAGAACCCGCACGCGTTCTCCGCGCGCCGCACGAACCTGGAGTCCCCCGTCGTGAGGATCACCGGTCTCGGCCGGGCGCCGGGCCAGATCCGCATGATCCCGGATCCGGGCGGCAAGAAGACCGGAACAACCGGATAAGTGCCTCTGGTCCGAAGCGGCACTGTGAAAGCCTTGCGTCTTTCCTCCTGAGTCCGTGAGGGAGGGCGCAAGGTGTGGTGCATGATCGAGACGTGGCGATGGACTTCTACGTGGGACCTGCGGTGCTCACCCTCGACGGCCTGACCGTCGGCGTGACGGCGTTCATCGACTCCTCGGCCAGCAGGGGCCTATACATCTGGGGCGGCTTCCTCGACTCGCACGATCAGGAGCTTCGCCTGACGGCCGTCGAGGCGGTGCTCACCCGGCTGGCCCTGCCGGGCCGCGAGGGCTCGGACATCGACGTCGTCTACACCTGCGGAGCGGGCATCGGCTTCCTGGGCACCGGATCCTCCCCGCTGGAGACACCCGAGCGCTGCGAAGGCTCCTAGGCTCTCCAGGTTTCCCGGTTCGGGGCCTCGGACAGCACCGCCGGGGCGGTGTTCCCGGGTCAGGTATCGAACTGGCGTTCGGCCCCATAGGGATGGGGCGGCGAGATTTTTCCAGGGTCAGGATTTACGATTCCAGGTATCCCGGATGGTTTTCCCGAGCGAGGAGCACCCCATGAAGAGGTCCGTTCTGGCCGTACCGGCACTCCTGCTGGCCCTCGCAGGCTGCGGATCGGACACCGGAGAACCCGAGAGGGGCGCGGTGACCGCGACGGCGGACCTTCCCTCGGTGGAGAAACGCTGGAACAGCATGACCGGCGAGGAGCAGGAGGCGGTGTGCACGGCGGCTTCCGGGCCGCTCCCGGGGGAGGGTGAGGTGGGCGGCTACTCCACCGGGGACGTGAAGGACTACAAGGGGATGCTGGACGCGATCGAGGATGCCGGGTTCTCGCAGCAGGAGGCGGCGGCGATGATCCCCTACGCGCTGAACGAGTGCAGGTGAAAGAGCGCGTGAAGAGGTTTCTGGGGAATGCGCTCGTGTGCCCGAACTGCCTGCGGCTGAGATCACCGCTGCACTGGCTCCTGAGAAAACTGGGGATGTGCGATGAGTACTACTACTGAATGCCCCAGGTGCGGCGACGCGATCCCCGAAGAGAACGACGCGACCGGCGAGGGGCCCGTGTACTGGACGGTGACCGGAGAGCCGTTCTGCTCGATGGGGTGTGTGATCGGAACACACCGGAGCTGGCTCAAGGAAAACGGACGAAACGGCTGAAGGCCAAAAGGTTCTGACGGATGGACGACCTAAACCCGGGACCCAAATTCAAATTCAATTCCGCAATTGGTTTTCTGCCGTGACAGAATTCCTGTCGAATTTCCTCCGAATTTCTCCGCTGATTTTCTTCGGCATCGCTCACACTCGCACCCGCTTGCATTCCAGTGCATATCCCTTTGCATTGTGTGTGTATGTGTGTGTGCATTGACGTGAGATATAGAGCTGGTGGGTATTCCTTTGATTGCTGCTGAATACCTACCGACTTTCCCGCTCGATTCCCCGTGCTTTCTTTCGCTGCATTCCCCTTGCATTCATGTTCCGTGCATTCCTGCGATTGCTGCGAATGGCACACACGAGAAACGCGAATGACAGGCACAGAATCGAGACCTATTCCCCGTGCTTTCCTTGCTTGCATTCCTCCGCACTTGCTTGCATTCCTTGTGCTCTCTCGTGTGTGTATGTGTGGTGTGAATAGGCGAAACAAGTAATGCGGATATCGGAAACCGAGTGCGCGGAATTCCCTTGCATTCGAGTGCGTTGCATTCCGCGCGCTCCCCGCTTTCGCACCGCACCCGTTCACGTGCTCACCCATGGCGCGCACCACTCCCGCACCCGAGCAATCCGCACCGCGCGCACTCCCGTTCCCTCACGTGCTCACGTGCTCCCGTACCGGGTGAGTGGCGAGACTCCCGAACCGTGCGCGACAGACAGCGTGCGCGCGTCCCTACGGGGCGAACGTGCGCAGGTGGGCACCCGCACCCGCACGCACGCTCCCGAGCGCTCACGCGCGCATACGCGCGTACGTGCTGGGCTGCTCATATGTGCTCACGTGTGCTCATTCGTGCAGGTCACACCCCCTGCCTTCGCATTCCTCCCACACCCAACCATTCACCCCACAATCGGACATAGCTACACACACAGCGCACTGTGAGGACGTCCGGGAGACGCGCGCACGCTGCGCCGAGCATCACGTTTCCGCAGGTCAGACACCCTGTCGCTGCAAATTCCGACATCTGGGACACCCGCTCTGACCTGCGATTTCAACGAACTGTTGTACCGGTTTCGAGTGCGACAAAGCGGAGCGCTCCCGCTCACATAAGTAACTAAGAGTGGTTGACATCTACTTGCTTCTCACTCTCTGTATATACGTCGCAGGTCGCAGCGCTGACGTGCGCGTACGTGTATGAACCGGACATGTGGGAGCTATGCCCACACATTCCCCTGCCTTTCTCGCACTCGGAACCTTCCCCGATCATGAAATTTGGTACCGGTCTGTCCTAGTTTGACCATCGATGCTTGCTACACCTACCGATTTGCTCTGGCGTTTGCTCACTGTAAATTTCTGATCCATATGAGCTACATGTCCGTTTCGTGTCGTGTAGTCCGGTACGTTCTCCATGCCTCTGACCTGCACAAACAGATTCGTCTGTCGCATCGTCGCAGGTACAAGAGCTGACAGAGACTTTTTTGAGAAAAATCTTGAACTCGTCGTTTCCGCAGGTCAGAGCACATTGTGAGCTGCGTCACACTCACACCGTCGTGAACTCCGGTAGCGCTCTGACCTGCATGTTCCTTGATCATCTGATGTTGTGTCAGCAACCACACACTTGCAATGGCAGCCATGAATATGCTTGTCTCTGGGTGTCGCCACGACGCGGCGCCCGCTCCGGCGGGACGCGGCGCGGGGCGAGTGCAAGCGTCCGGGTTCTACCCCCGGACAACACGCCCCCGGGTGTTCCTCCGCTTAGCGCGGGGGGTGACCGGGGAGCGCGCATCCGAAGCACTGACGCACGGGAAACCGGCGACGTCGGGCGGGAAAGCGGCCAGCACGAACGGGCGCGATGCGGCGGAACGGGAACGGTGACCAGCCGTAACGGTCACACTCCCGCGATGCGGTTCCTTGAGATTTTCGGAGCCTGGCGCGGCAACCCTGGGAAGGGAGCGCGGGCGCAAGCGGTAGCCGGTCGTCCTGATGTTTGGGACGGCATCCGGAAAAAACGGCACCCGATAGGCCACAACGGGGCGAGCGATTCAAACCCTTGTGCTGTCTGTCTTGACCCACCAGCGATTACCGGTCACTAGTCGGTCCCCTTACAGGCGCAACCTAAGCGCACGGGGGAACGGGAATACCGCGAAAACTGAGGTTGCGAACCACTACCGACGGGATGTCAGGTAGTAAGGCGGTCCGGACAGTGCAAGCGCGATAACCCCCGGCCGAATCACGTAAGGCGCGTGTGGGTCCCGATTCAATGCGGGGCCGGAGCGTCAGAACCAATCCGGGACACTCCCCGATTGGCCGGTTTGACGGTGTGACCTATCGGAACAACGCACCATGCGGAAACGGGCATGGATGATCACGCACTCTTGACGGACGGGAAACCGTCGGGTGATGTGCGACCGAATGGCGGGATACCGGGGGTGTCGGAACCCTTGCCCGTGACGTGCGGTAGTCGCGTAGCGCTCCGCACATGTGTTGCAAGACAAGGGGGACGGATGTTCGTGCATTCGTCCCCCGGCGGGGAGCGGACACAACGACGTGACGCGCGGGACGCACCGGAAACGGCGCGCACGCGACGATACGCGGTCCGCTCCCAACGTGCTTACCGTGCGGTGAGCACGAACGGACAACACAGTTCGCGTCCGCTTAGGCAACGGTAAAGGGCCGTGCAACCTATGACGGGTGAATTCTGTCCGTTTCGCCCTCCGCACGGAGGTTCGGGAAGGGTGTCAGCAATGGTGATCAGGCTTGACAACGGCGGAACCGTGACAGTCACGGAATCCGGGAGCGTTGAATACCGGCGGGACCGCGAAACGGCATGGATGCCGGGACGCGGTAGCTACGCGGAAACGGTCGAATGGCTGGAATCCGTGACGTCCGGTAATGCGGGAGTTCTGTTCACGTCGCGTAAGGCGTGAACTCTGTCTGACGTCGCACCGTTCGGGATGCGACGCGGGAAAGGGGAGATCATGGGAAACACGTTCGTTGCGCTGAACATTGACGGTGACGCGCGGTTCTACGGTTTGGGAGTGCGGGGAGTCGGTCACGTCGTGCTCATCCCGTCCGGAATGCACAGTGACCCGCTTGCGTGCGAGTCGGTCGAAAAGGCGTGCGATGGTAAGCCGCTGGACAGTGCGCGACTCGCCGAAAAGTTCACTGGTGACAAGCGGTGCGCGCGGTGCGTCAAGTGGCTTGAGTCGGACGGCGGTAAGAGCGATCTTGAGGCCGCGCGACAGGACAAGTGGGACGACGAAAACGGGCCCGGTCTCGCGTCCATCATGGGTGAGTTCACCTTGATCACGCTTGACGACGTCGTGAACGTCACGGCGGACGGGAGCGACGCGCGGGAGGAATCCGCCCCGGTCCCGGCGGCGGAAATCGTCAAGGATGCGGCGGCGGCGGGTGTCAAGGCTCCGGCCCGTAAGGGCGGGAAGCGCGGGAAGCGCAAGAATTCCGCCCCGGTCGCGACGGGTGACGTGTGTGCGTCGACCGGTCTCACGTTCGCAGCGATGCGGGACGCGGTCGCGACATACTACGCGAACGGCGGGGAGGTTCCGGCGGAAATTGCGACGCTCCCGGACCCGTACGTCAAGCGTCCCGCGCCGGACATGGCGGGAGCGGTGAGCGGTCCGGTTCCGGCGGTGCTCCCGTGCGACTACGCCGGGCCGGTGTCCAAGCTGAACATGGAGCGGACGCACGGAAAGTGCCCGGGATGCTCCGCGTACATCCCGCTGCTGCCGGAGCGGGAATCCAAGGAATCCGGCCCGAAGGTTTCCAAGATCGCTTGCGCGGGTGTCGGGAGCGCTCCGGCGCCCGGGACGCGCGTGCGGCGCGATGACCACTCCGTAAGCGTCCCGGACGACTTTCAAGGGAAGACGTCCGCCCCGTGCGGGACGTGCGCCCGGGTGATCGCTGTCTCTCGGGACGGGGTCATGCGTCGGCACAACGGCGTGGAAGTACCGGAGAGTGCGGGAGAGTGCCCGGACAAAATCGGTACGCACAACGTCGGAGGCGCTGCCACTCCCGCACACAAGGGCCTGACGTCGCGCATGATCGAAACGGTGGAACACGGGAGCACCCCCGGGGACACCGCGACGGCTGACAAGCGGCGCGCGACGGAATCCCGCTGCGCCCGGTCGCGCAAGGTGATGAGCGGCCGCAAGACTCCCGGGACGGTCGAATGCCCGACGTGCGCGCGGCCGGTCGAACTCAAGGCCGTACAGCGGAAAAAGGGCACGGTCTACGTGATTCCGGAGCACATCCGCGCGGGTGAGTCGGTCAAGCACATCGGGGGCGGCGACGTCCGGGACGTCACGCCCCGGGGTGAGGGTGCGGACGTCGGCGCGACCGTGACGCGCGGGAAGGTGTCGGCGCGGCTGGCACTGTCCCGGGGGCACGGTTCGGTGGACGGCGCGGCGAACACGGGTTCTCAGAACATGGCGCCCGTGCAGCCGCGCGGGTGGCTCGGTAAGGCGGGAACGGGACAGCTTCCCGCGACCGTGCGGCCTGGGATTGACCCGGAGGTGACCGGCCGCGAGTGCGTGGCGTGCGGGGAACTCCCGGAGATCGCGCACAAGGGCAAGTCGCGCGGGTGGCGTCGTCGTCACTCCACGATCGTCGGAACCATCCTGCGGGAGCGCAAGGCGAAGCGGGATGCGGAGCGCGCGGCTGCAATCGCGCGGGGCGAGATTGCGTCGGCGCAGGAAAAGCGGGAGGGCCGTAAGGCCGCTTCGGTCGGATCGTTCGCCGAAGGGACGTGCGCGGGCGTCGTCTCTCACGAGCCGCGCCCGGAGTTCGCCCCGAAGGGTGAGCGGCGCCCGGCGGGATGGAAGGCGGGGGAGATCACCCGGGAGACGGCGCGTAAGGCTCTGGACGGGGTCGCGCGCAAGGCTGGCAAGTAATCACACTCGGCAGGATCACGGGCCCCGGGAATCACCGGGGCCCATCGGAAAGGGGAACACGGGACATGAGCACGATCACGGTTGCGCAGGACATCGAGCACGCGCGGGAGCGGCTGACGCTGCCGTTCGAATCGCTCCGGCAGGACATGACGGCGCACTTCTGGGAGGCGTTCGGCGCGGCGGCGGCCCGGTACCGGGCGGCCCGTTCGGAGGGTCCGGCGGCCCGGGAATTCGCGGGCATCGTGCGGGAGCTGGAGCGGGACGCGGCAGGAACCGCGAATGACCCGAAGTTGCGGCGCGGTGCGGACGTCCCGGAGGAATACCCGCTCCCGGCGGTGGGGCGTCAGCCGTGGGCCACGATGCCGACCGACGGGAGCGGGCGGCCCACGGTTACGGAACGCGTGGTGTACGTCCTTACGGGCGCGGCGGTGGCGGCGGTGCTGCTGATCCTGGGATTCCTGATCAGCGGGCACGGGGATGCGCGGGAAGTCCCGGCGGCGCCGCTCGCGGTGACGGGTGCCCCGGCGGGTGTCGGTGAGCCGGACCGGGACGCGGCGCGGGAACTGATCATCGAGGGGGCGTGGCTGTCATGGCAGGCGTACACAGAGTGCGGGGAGGGTCCGGCGCAGTGTGACGCGGTGCTGCGGGAGGTGAACGCGAACCCGTACGGCGTCCACTTCTTCGAGGACGGGAGCGCGGTCGACCCCGCGCGCAACTGATCACGGCCGTGCGGTCCGGTCGGGCTCCGGGGTGACCCGGGGTCCCGGCCGAATCGTCCGGGAGTGAGGGGCGAGACATCGGAAGGGAAGGAAACGATCATGAGCGTGACGCTGGTCAAGCCGTCGGACACTGCGGGAGTGGAGATCAACCCGGGTGTGGGCATGAACTCCGGCACGGGAGCGGTTCAGTTCATCGGCGACATGCCCGCGCGCAAGGTGAACGGCCCGCTGATCCTGGTGGCCGGGATGCGCGTGCGCCTGCCGGAATCGGTCAAGATCGCCGGTCCGGCGGTCGTGCGCGCGGTCGCGGTGGTCATCGAGCGGGACGGATTCCGGGACGCGGCGGAGACCGTGCCCACCTTCCGGGGCGTGGTCATCACGGCGGACGGGGACGAGTACGCGACCGGCCCGCGCGGTGACATGGAGTCCGTGCGCCTGGCGTGGCTGCGCCTGGCGGTGGAGTCGGGGACGTTCCAGCGCGTTGCCCGGATGCGCTAACATCCGGTGACCTAGGCCAGACAGGAAGAACGGGAAGGGAGACGGGACATGCAGGAATCCATGACGCGCGGGGTGTGGTGGGACACGGCGGCGCCGTACGGGCCGAACGGCTACCAGTACGGACGCGGGGAGGACGTCACCGGCCACACGGTCGCGCGGGAGATCACGTTCGACATGATGCCGGGTGACCCGAACTGCATCGCGCGGGGCGTGGCGGAGATGACCGACGGGAGGGTCTACACCTTCACGGTCCTGAAGCCCGGCCACGCGACCACGCGCGACCACGACGGGCGCCCGCGCCCGCGCCTGGCGACCCTGTCGCGTCAGACGTTCCATGAGGCGGCGCGCGGGATCGTCGAATGGGAGTTGGCCGGGCACCGGCTCACCCCTGAGTCCGCGCGGGCCTACGGGGAGCAGATCAGCGCGCTCTGACGTCGGGGAGACGCCCTAGGCGAACCGGGTCCCACGGGGTCCGGTTCGCCGGGAGTGCCGCCCGGCACTGCGGGATCCGGTCACGGACGGACCGGTGCCCATTGGTTCGGAAAGAGGGAAGATCACATGCGTAAGCCCATCGTCACCATCCTGGCCGGTTTCGTCGCGCTGTTCGCGTTCTCCGCTCCGGCGGACGCGGCCCCGGCGGGCGGGAAGCGTCCGGCGGTCCGGTCGGTCTGCGAGACCGGATACCGGGGGATGCCCGCGTACGACCGGCTGTGCCTGACGCGCGGGACCGTGCTGGACGGCGTGAACCTGTGGTTCCGCTACGTCGACACCGGCAAGGTCATCCCCGCGCGGGAGCGTCGCGCGCTGTGCCTGGACGCCACGGCCACGGGTCACACCCGCGCCGGGATCATCGACGCGCTGAACGACGTGGCGTATGACCACTTCCGGAACTACCGGCTCGTCCTGTCGGTGGCCGGGACGGTCGGCGTGATGGACTGCAAGGCCATGGGGGTCAAGATCAAGAAGTAGTCCGGGACCGGCGGACGGGAGCGCCCCGGAAGGGGGCCGGGGCGTTCCAGCCTGTCTATCGCGGATGGACACGAGGAGAGGGAGAAACGATCATGGCGAAACTTTCTGCGGCCGGGCGTCTTGTGCTGTTCCTGGTCGACAGCCCGCACGCACGTGTCAGCTACTCGCTGGGCGGCGGGTTCAGCCCGTCCGTCATCGCGTCCATGGAGCGGGGGCACGGTACGAAGTCCAACCCGCGCGCCGACGTGGTGCTGAAGCTGATCGACGTGGGCGCGCTGGAGGGGGCGGAGTTCGAAGACCTGCGGCTGACGAACCGGGGCCGTACGGTCCTGGCCGAGCAGCGGGCGCGCGGGTGGGAGCTGGTCACGGAGACCGGCCGCAAGCCGCGCATGGAGCAGCGCAAGGGGTGACCGGCTGACGGGAGCGCCCGGGGTGTGCCGCCCCGGGCGCTGACGCCAACCTGTCACGGACGGAAACGACGGAAGGGAGAAACGGTGAGCACCAACAATCTGACGATCGTCTCGCAGCTCCGCTGTTCGGAGTGCGGGGAGCCGATCCGGCTCGCGGAGGTCACGAAGCGCTACGGGTTCCCGGAGTACCGGTTTGAGCACATCGGGGAGCCGTGCCGCCGGTACTACGGGAAGGATCCGGCGGAACACGAGGGGTTCCCGGTGAGCAACCCGGACCCCGTGCGGCGGTGCGCCGCGTGCTGGCCGTACGAGACGCGCACGGAGGTCGGGGAGGCGCCTGGCGACGACGGGCGCGGGATCGTCACCATGCGTCAGGAGGCGTACGGGGACAGCACGACGTGCGCCACGTGCACGCGGTCCAACTGGTACTCGATCGGCGACTGAACCGGCGACGTTCGGGGGCGCTCCGTGGGGGCGGAGCGTGCCCCGTGTGTTTCCGGCAAGCGGGAACGGGCGGAAGGGAGTACGGAAGTGGATCTCATGCAGATCGCGGGTCACCTGTCGCTGGAGTTCGGGGCGGTCGTGACGGGTCCGTTCAAGGGTGAGCGTCAGGACTCGGTTCAGGTCATGCGGCCGGACGGGTACGGCGTCATGCTGATGATGGGCCCCGGGAAGGCGCTCGCCGTGGAGTCCCGGCCGGGCGGCCTGGACGTCTGGCAGATCCGGGAGACGGACGACCCGGACGTGATCGACATCTCGAACACGCGCGACATGATCCGGTACGACACGGACCTGAACGGCGCGCGGGAGGCGCTGCGGGAGACGGGCCCGGCGGTGTGGGTCAAAAAGGACACGCCGCCCGCGCGCTGCGAGACCTGCGGGAAGTAACGAACGGGTCACGATGTAGGCGGACGGGAGCGCCCGGGTTCTCCGGGCGTTCCAGCCGGTCTATGATCGGGCAACGGCCTAGGCCGAACGGGAACACGGAGAAGGAGAAGATCATGGGTGAGACGGTCAAGCTGAACGCGAAGGTCACGACGTGGCGCGACGGCAAGGTGCTCCGTGACGCGCGGTGGGAGGCGTACGCGGCGGTCCTGAAGGACGGCAAGCCGTTCGAGACGTCCGGCCACCTGAGCGGGCGCCCGGGGTCGGCGGGATCCCGTCCGTCGGAGGTCGGCCGACTCGCGCGGGAGTGGCACGCGGAAGCGGCCCGGTCCACCTACGTGGTGTTCAGCTACGAGACGCCGATCGCCTGGCGCAACGCTGACGACACGTGGACGATCCCGGCGCGCGGGACGCTCGGTTTCGACGCCGAGTCGCAGACGACCGTGACCGGCATGAACAAGATCCGCACGGCGGTCGCGTCGTTCAGCACGTACCGCGAGACGCCGCAGGACTGACACACGGGCGCACGGCCGCGTTCGGGAGTGCCGGGAGGGGGCCCGGCATTCCAGTGCACGACCGGACGACGGAAAGAGGGAAGAGCATGGCGACGTATCACTACCTGAAGCCCGGGGAAGCGCTCGCACTGGCGAGTGACCACGCGCGGGACTTCGAGAAGATCATCGGCCTGCGCGGGATGGACGCCGAGAACATCCGGCCCCGGATCGAGCGGACGCGGGCCGGGTACATGCACCCGCCGTTCGACACGTGGCGCGCGTACGGGAGCCGCGACAAGATGCGGGAGATCGTTTCCGTGGAGCGCACGGGCGGCGACGCGGACCCCGGGACGATCACGGTCACGTTCAAGAACGACGACGGCACCACGGAAGAGACCTATCTTCACCGGGTCGACCTGCTGTGTGTCGAGCGGCCCGTCTGAGCGGTGACGTTCGGGACTGCCCGGAAGGGGGCCGGGCGGTCCAGTGCATTACCGACGGAAGGGAGAACGGAAATAATGGACACGACGCGACAGAAGATCGACGACATCAAGCGCGGTTCGCTGCTCCAGACGGCGGGCGGTTTCGTGATCGCCGACCTGGACGGCTGGACGCCGGGGAGCCGTGACGGGCGGGTGCCGCAGGAACAGTTCCTGTACGACACGGACGGGAACCGGCACTTCCCCGGGGCGGACGGGACGCTGACGGTCGGCGTGGCCACGTTCCGCACGCAGGAGTACGGCAAGGTGCCCGGGAGGGACACGCAGGGTCACGCGCTGCTCAACCACGTGCCCGGCAAGCCTCCGGCCGGTCTGTGCCCGGCGTCCCGGAACCTGGGCAACTCCCTGTCGGTCTGGTCGTCGGGGACGGCGCTCACGGGCGTGACGTGCCGGGCGTGCCGGAAGATGATCGGTCTCGTGAACACGGGAGCGCCGCGCCGGAGCAACGGGATCTGATCATGCGACTGATCGCCGTTGACCCGTGGGACTGCGGGTGCACGGAGTGCATCACGGGTGAGTACGTGCCCCTGCGGTTCGCCACGGACGAGCAGGTGGCCGACCTGATCATGGGGAGGCTGCGCAACAACCTGAACTCCGGTACCCAACTGGAGATCCACACCACGTACGCGACGGAGGGCGGGAAGCTGGTCCTTCACGACGTCACCGTGACGTACGAGCACCACGACGGGCAGACGCGGGAGTGGTCGCCGGACCCGTACCGGATGGGTCTCGCCGCGTAGCACTGCACGGAAACGACGGACGGACGCCGGGCCCACAACGGGCCCGGCCGGAAGGGAGAACACGATGGGTCGCACGGTTGAGGAATTCCACGGTCTGCTGGCCGACCTGCTGATCAACGCGCGCCGGAAGCACGACGGGCGCCCCGGTCCGGGAGAGCCCGGCTACCTGGGGCAGGAGTCGCAGGACGCGGTGACCATGTGGCGTCACATGGCGCACATGGCGCACAGCTACGCGAACGGCGCCGACGTGCGCGGGGCCCGGCCGACGTGGTCGGACCTGTGGGAGGACGGCATGGACCGGGAGAAGTTCCTGGCCCTGATCACGGAGCGGTCCCGGATCCTGCGCGCGGTGAAGCGCGGGGGCGACATGGACACGACGCTCATGGACGACTCCGTGCGGTACTGGGAATTCACCCTGGCCCTGTCCACGGTCACGGACGACGAGCACGCCGAGTCGGCCCGGCGGACGGGCAACCGGGAGGTCGCGCACCGGATCATGCTGGAGACGGAGATTGACCTGGCCCTGATCCGGGCGTACACGGACGTCGACATTGCGACCCTGCGCCGCACGCTTCGGGAGTGCAAGGGTGAGCGTCCCGTCTGGCCGGGCGTGGACGCCAACGGCAACCGGAAGTGGGAGCCGCATCCGCTGTTCGACCTGATCACGGCCAACCGGCCGACGGTCTGACGTCACGGGGCGCCGCTGTTCGGGCGGGCGCGGGGCCACGGCTCCGCTCTCGTCCGTGTGGTGACGGTCCACGGGAAGGGGAAACGATGCGGGCGACGACGACGGACAACGTACGGGAGCACTTCCGGCCGGGCGACGAGATCGCGAACGGCCGGGCGGAGGTGGGCGCCGTATTCAAGGTGATGCACTCGGGCTACGGGTTCGCCGGGGTGCTGCTGACGCAGCGGCCCGGGAGGAACGGACGCACGATGCGCTACGTCGTGTGGGTGGTGAGCGCCGAGGGACGGGTGCGCGCCACGATGACGACGGACGACTTCCCGGCGGCGAATGCGGCGTTCACGGCGCGCATCGTCGAGGCGGCGCGGGAGAGCGGCATGGGAGAGGTGACGGCATGACGGAGAAGCTGGACGAGATGATGAGCCTGGACGGGACGGTCGTTCAGGTGCTGCCTGGTGGGACGTTCCGGCGCTTCCCCGGGAGCGTCTACGAACCGGAGTTCCAGATGGGGACGGACGACGACGGGCAGATCCTCAAGGTGCACGACGCGGCGATGATCGAGGAGATCGCCGGACAGGGGTGGACCGTCGAGACGGGATGGTCCGGTCAGTACAGCTACAGCGGCCCGGTCATGCACGAATCGGAGTACATCGGCGGATCCCTTGCCGACCACATCCTTTCGACGCCGGGCCTGTGGTGCGCGCTCCCGGTCTACGTCGACTCGGAGGAGTGCCCCAACGGGTCCGACACCTGCAAGCTGTCGGACCCGTGCGTGATCTGCCACGACGGGACGGGGCGAGACCGTGAGCAGCACTGCGCCGGATGGGTCGTCATGCGGAAGGACCGCCCGGCCCCGAAGCACGTGGAGATGATCCCGGAGCGCCACAACAAGCTGCGCGGGACGGTGAGCGGCCCGGGTGACGCGGAGCTGTTCCCCGTCGACTGGCAGGACGGGACGCACAGTGTCGAGCAGTACGCCACGGAGGGCCGGGAGTGGCGGGAGATCTTCGCATGATCATCTGGACGTACCGGGTGGCGCCGACCGCCACGGAGCCGGAGAAGGTCAAGGCCGTGATCACGGAGGGTGGAGCGGGAGAGTTCAGCCGCCCCCGTCACGTCCTCCCGGCTGACGACATGGAAGCGCACGCGGAGGTCGCGCGGGAGCTGGCCGACCGGCCCGCCGTGCAGGTGATCCACGAGCGCCTGATGGGCTACAACTTCCGGGCCTGAACGGGCCCGGCAACGAGGGAGAGGAACACAGCATGATGCAGGAGAAGCCGCGAGAGATCATCGTCCGGGGCACGGAGGTAGGTCCGGCGGGGAGCGAGTCGCGGGGCCTGGCGGCCCGGGACACGCGCACGGGTGCCACCCTGGCGCTCCCCATGCCGATCAAGCGCAACGGGAACCCGGTCGAGGGGCGGGAGGCGACGGAGCACGTCGCCGGTCTGCTGCTGCTGGCGCAGGGCACGGGGCGGCGGCCGGTGTGGGACCGGGGGACCCCCGACCGGGACGTCTTCCTGGTGTTCGACGCGTGATCGGTTACGTCGTCGCCGGTCTCGTTCTGGTGGGCGGTGCCGTGACCTTGCGGCACCAGTGGAAGGCGGTGCGCCGGTCGGCACGGGAGGTCCGGGAAGCCTACCGGCGCACGTTCGGCGCCTGATCTGAGGCATTCGGGAGGATTCGGAAGGCGCTTCCGGGCGCGTTCCGAATCTTCCAGTGTGTTCCTGATCGGACGAATGGTCATGAACCAGACGGAAGGGAGATCAAGGGTGGAATCGGAGCGAATCAAGTTCACGGGGGCGTTCGTGCGGGAGGTGACGGCCCGGGTCGAGCGGATCACCGACGGCATGTTCAAGCTGGGGCCGGTCGGCTCGCACCCGGAGCACGGGACGTCGTACGCCGACGCGCGGGATCAGCTCACGTGGTACGGACCGCAGGGAGCCCGGCAGGCGTGCGCGTTCTACACGTCGGCCGCCATGCGGTACCTGTCCCTGATGGGCATCGAGTCCAACGGGGACGATGGCGAGTTCTTTCTGGCCGTTCAGGTGGCGTACTCCCGGTACGGCGCCACGGCCGCCGAGCGGGAGGACTACGGCCGATGGGAGCTGCGCGGCGCCGAGCGGGCGCAGGAGCTGATCAACGCCGCCGAGGGCGACGCGTAAGACCAACCCGCAGAATCACGACGGAAGAGGAGAAGGGCATGACGGAGATCATCACGCTGGAGAACGGCAACCAGGTCGAGGCCGGATGCTGGCTGGGCGGGGCGGCCGGGTGGACGAACTCGTACCGCATCGTCGACATCGCCACGCACCACGGCATGGAGCTGGACGCCGAGGACGCGGCGGTCGTCGAGTGGTACCGCAACTCGGGAGAGTCGGACGCGGGCGCCTCGGACGACGAGCTGAACAAGCTGGAGGCGATGACCGGCCAGGGCGGCATCACGGACAAGGCGATCGAGTACCTGGGTGAACAGCTCCCCGAGGGCTGGGTGCTCAACGTCGACATGGGCGAGTACATCGTCATGCGGGACTGGGTGGAGTGCTCCGCCGAGGGCAACGGGTGCGAGGTCGACACGGACGCGGCCGGGAACGTCGTCCTGGTCAAGCGGTGCGCCGACCACAACCCGTGCGAGGGGCACAACGGGGAGGACGCCGACCTGATGAACCCCGGCGTCGGCATGGGTGAGACGACCTACTGCGACGGGTCGTGCAAGAGCTGACCATCCGCGTGCTTCGGGCGGGCATCCGGGAGACCGGGTGCCCCACCGTGGACCACGGAGGGAAAGGAACAGGACATGAGTGACGTTCGGTACAGCAGGGACGAGTGGGACAACGCCCTGGAAGCGGCGGAGATCGCTGAATGGGACAGCATCGACGCCGGGGAGCAGCACGGACCGCTCGCACAGTGGCTCTGTGACCAGGTCATCGACCACGACAAGGTGGAGCGGGACCCGGAGCGCATCGAGGCGGCATTCGTGGCCCTGACGGAGAACGACGAGGACGAGTTCAGCCCGGAGCGGCTGATCGACGTCCTGAACTCCTACCGGGGCGAGACCGTGAGCGACTGGCGGACCCTCGCCGAAGAGCACGCCGAGGAGACGGGGACCACTCTCGCCTTCGTGGGTGGCACGCCCACGGCGGACGACTTCGAGAAGTGGTACGCCGACAACGCGATCAACGACGGCGAAATCTGCGCGGAGACGTCGGCGGGCGGAACGCTGTACTGGTTCGACTCGAACAAGTGGTGAGGTGAGTCATGCGGATGGACTACGACGACGCGATGGACTGGAAGTACCGGGAGGAGAACGGCGGCCGGGAGCGGGAGATCGCTTACACCCCCGACACCAGTGACCCGGACTACGACCCGGAGATCACGGAGATGGTGCACGAGATCTACGCCCGGGACAACGCCGCCCGGGTCGAGCGCAACCACCGGATGGAGATCGCCGGTCTGCGGGCGCTGCTGGAGGAGAACGGGATCGAGATCCCGGATCACCTGTGATCACCGCGTGATTCAGGGGCGCACGGGAGGGGGCTCGTGCGCGCCTGTGTCCCACGGTGGGACGTGCAGAAGACGGAAGGGAAGAAGAACGTGATCAAGAAGCTGAAGGGGATCCTGGGGCTGGGCATCGGCCCGTCGGAGTACGCGCCGAACCCGAGCGTGATCGGTTCGGTCGAGCAGTCGAACGCCGGGAACGCCGTGCTGCGCATCGGCAAGGCGACCGTGACCGACGGGGACCACCCGTCGTGGACGCAGACGGAGTACGTGGTGCTGTCCCCGGAGGAGCGGGACAACCTGATCGACGTACTCGACTCGCAGAACGGCTACCGCACGGTCAAGTGCGGCGACATCGTCGGCGTCGGTTCCATCGTGCTGGCCGTGCAGTACGCGAACGGTGCGGGCGGCGGGGAGCGGCGGGTCGGCACGGTCCTGGCGTGGACCGACCACAAGCGGGAGTACGTGGTCTACACCGTCGACCCGTACGGCGAGGTGGGCAACGGGACGTACACCTTCGACGAGCAGCGGGCGCTGAACGCGTACATCGCCCGGTCGAACGACCACCTGTTCCGGCACTTCAACGCCAAGCCCCCGGCCATCACGTACGCCCACGTCGCCGAGCGGGACATCCTGAAGGGGTACCGCGCGTGAACCTCAACCTGACGGGCCTGCGGGTCGTCGTCGACACGGACGCGGAAACGGCCTACGGAGTCGCCCGGGTGCGCTACCTGGACGGTCACCAGTGGGCCGGTACGTACGAGATCGAGCGGGCCGACGGGACGTCGTTCCTGGCGCCGTGGGAGGACTGCACGCCGGGCCCGAACTGGGACGTCACGCCGGAAGAGGGGCGGTTCACGGGAGCGGAGTTCTTCCGTCCCAACTTCCTCGCCGGGTGCACGAACCGCGACTTCCGCCTGTTCGGCCGCAGCCACGGGACGGTCCTGCCGAGCGACATGACCACGGTGCGGGAGCTGGCCGCGACCGTCGAGACGGGGCAGTCGGTCAACTGGTTCGGCCACGGGGCGAACGAGTTCCGTGACGACCTGGTCATCACCCGGAAGGACGACACCGGGATCTCGATGACCGATCGGAAGGGGCGGGTCACCAAGCGGTGCGACTGGCCGGTCACCGGGGAGCCGGAGATCGGTCCGCAGTACGCCCACGAGTTCCTGGTGGACGGCAACAAGCTGCGCTTTCTGCGGGTTTCGCCGAAGCGCTACGGCAAGGGAGTCGACAACTCCCTCACCCTCACGTTCGGACGGAAGGGATGAACATGGCGGACGGAAGCAACAGGTACCCGGCGACGTCGTACGACAAGCTGAACGAGGACTGGGAGGTCCGGGCGGAGCCCATCACGCAGCTCCGCATCGCCTCGGAGCTGGCCCCGTGCGTGAGCGCCGGGATGGCCGTGCGTGGCGGCCCGCTGCGGGCGCAGCTCTCCGACGGTTCGAGCGGCCGGGAGATCGGCGCCGTGTCGATCGTCTGGAGTCAGACGCAGCAGGACGACGGGAGCCGGAACGTGCTCGGGTGGTACGAGTCCGGGCGTGGCTGACACACGACTGGCGCCGGGCGCCCGGCGCCGCTAACCTGGCCTAGGCCGACGGGTTCGGGAGCGGCCGGTCCTCCGGGATCGGCCGCTGACGTGCCGTGTCGGACGGTGAACGTTGAGACGGAAACGGAGAAGAGCATGGGGAGCTACATCACCGACGGTGAGAACGAGATCGGCGTCGCCCTGACGGACTCGTGG